GTAATAGGCGCGCAGGTGCTCGGGATCGTCTTCATCGAAGAACGTGGGGGCGTTTTCGGTGGCCGCGCGCGCCGGGTAGTATTCACGGTCGATGTCGTTCAGCAGCGACATCAGGTTGCCAGCGGCTTCGATGTCGGCTTGGGAAGGTTTGGCCATTTTCATTGTGCGTCTCCTTCCTGTACGCTGGCATCGGTGCTACTCGGTGCGGCGGCGGGCGCTTTGCCACTCCACTTCGCATCATGGCTGGGGCGCTTGAAACTGCCGCTCCATCCGTGCTGCTGTCCGCACTCGCAAACCGGCTGACGGCCAGACAGGGTTGCCGGGTCGATCGAGTAACGCCCGCAGTAAGAGCATTGCGCGATTGCGCCCTCGTCGTGGCGCATGGTGGGCGGGATTCCGTTCAGCGGGCCGCCGCTCTGCTCGCCTTCCTGTGCGCCCCAGATATCCGGCTTTACACATGGTGTAATGCTGAGCAGCGCGGTACGCAGTTGATTGGCGTACCAGTTCAGTTCTTCTTCCGTGTCGGCCTCGTATGCCAGCATGAAGGACTGCACGCCCTTAATGATCCATACGTGGTTGCGTTCGACCTTCACAATAACCGGGTTGCCTTCCTGCGCGACCGGAGCGGCGAGTGCTGCGGCGCGCGCTTGGTCAAGATACGCCTCGGACCAGTTGTAGCCACGCGGATTGATGTCCGGGGCAACCGGGTACGCCGCACCAAGGAACAGGCGCAGTGCTTCGTTGCACGTAGCGCCGCCCTGGCGGGTGGCACCGGCCATGCTCGACTGCTCATCGGCTTGCGGTGCGCTGCCCAGTGTAGGAGCGGCAGCCTTCGCAGCTGCAAACAGGACTTTGCTCACATCGGAGAACCGCAGCAGTGCGCCAGGCTCGTTCAGGCCCCATAGCACTTCCAGCTGCGAAATTTTGTCCAGCAGCTTCCCGATTAGCGGCTGTTCGTCTGGCTGCGCTACCTCTGCGTTTTGACCTGCGCCAGTAGCGCCGAAGTTGACGGTAATATCGTCCATGAAGCACGGGCCGAGACACGCAACTTCTTCCATCGCCAGCCCCTTGATCGTCACGAAGCCACCCGCGCGCTTGAGCACGATGCCGTGCAAATCGCCCTCGTCCTCCAGTTGGCCGATCTCGCATACCGTGCCGTACACTTGCAGCTTCGGCGATGCCGCTGCTGGCACGGTGGCGAGCAGGGTTTGCTCAGTGGTGTGGCACCGGCAAGGGACGCGGCGGCATGTGGTGCAAACAGGCGACGGGGTGGTGATACTGCCGATACTCGGGCCTACGGGGCACTGTGTCATCGCCAGCTGGTCCGCGAATGCCATTGCCTGGTCAGCGCACACGCAGCGCTTGCCGAACGCAGCGCCGGTGCCGCCGCAGATCGAGCAGGCTGGATCGCATTGCAAGGTGGTGTTGGTGGTCATGGTGGTCCTCCCTAGTTATAGGTGTGGTTGTAAAGCCAGCCGGCGCGCGCCACCTCTACGGGTGTTCGTCGGCCCGGTATGCGAAAGGATTGCCTGGTAGGCGCGCAGCGCCTCGCTGCGGTCATAGCCGCCGGCTTCGTGCTCGCGCAGGCGCCGGATGTATCGCCCACGCACGTACGCGCCAGCCGATACGTGGTTCGGCCAGGCGACGTAGCCGAGGAATGGCACCCCGGCGGACACCGACGCGATCCGTACTTTGCGCGGGTGGACGGTCAGGCCATCGGCGGCCAGCTTCGCCACGATGGCGGCCTTGAGCGCCACCAGCTCGTCGCGCGTCTCGCCGATCACCACCAGGTCATCGACGTAGCGGATGTAGCGGCGCACGCGCAACGTGCCCTTCACCCAGTGGTCGAAGTCGGCCAGGAAGATGTTCGCGAACAGCTGGCTGCTCAGGTTCCCGATCGGCATGCCCTTGGCGGCCGTGCGCCGGTACATGCTGTCCTCGGCGAACAGGTGGTCGTAGGTGCCGTCGGTCCGGAACGAATCGACCAGCGACACGATCAGCTGGCGCAGGTCGTGGTCGCCCACATAGCGCAGCGCGCGCGCCTTGAGCAGCGCGTGGTTGACCGAGTAGAAGTATTTCGAGATATCGAGCTGCAGCACCCAGCGCGCTCCGGCGCCGCGGCAGAACGTGGCCAGCCGCTCGATTGCTGCATGCGTGCCGCGACCGGGCAGGTTGCCGTAGGTATCGTGGATGAAGCGCGGCTGCCAGATCGGCAGCAGGTATTGGTACAGCATCCAGTGCACCACGCGGTCCTTCATCGGCGCGTCGATCACGTGGCGGAACTTCTTCTCGCGCACCGTGAATGCCTTGTACGGTCCGAACGTGAACTGGCGCTCACGCAATCGGCGCTGGATCGTCGCCAAGTGCTGCAACGGATCCGTATCGAAACGCTGCACGCGCAGGCTGTGCGTCTTGGCGCGCTTGGCCTTGAGCCAGCACGCGTGCAGATTGGACAGGCCCGTCAGGGTAGTAAAAGCGCTGTCGCCGCCTCGTTCCGCGCCGGCGCCCGCAGGCCCCGGCGCGGTTCTCGGTGTGGCGTGACGCCCTGCTTTCGGGGACTCCCCAGGAGGATTTCGACCAAGAATTGACCTCCCGCCAGCGCAGGGCTGAGCGTCCAGGCATGTAATTTTTGGGTCAGCGGAACCCGACGTTGTCGTTCGCGTTGTCGGGCCAGTCGTTGTTGAGATTGAACACGCCGGCATTCGAGTCCGAGTACCAGTAGCCGCCGCGGATGAGCGCATTGCTCGACCTTCCAGAAATCCCCCCTCGTTGTTCATGGTGCCACCTTGTCCGCGCGGATCAGGCCGCCGACCAGTCGCCCAAGCTCAACGGCTAAGCCGACTCGGTGCTCGAACGCGAACTTGAGTTTGCTTAACCGCGGAGCCTGAGCCAGGTAGTGCTTGAGGAGGTCGACGTCGGCCGAGATGGCCTGCAGGGCGGCGGCCCGGTTCACGTCCAGCCCGAAGGCGAACACGCCGCGCATCAGCCGCGCCATGCAGGCGCGCAGGTTCTCGCCGTAGGTCACGCGCAGTTCGCGCGGCATCTTGATGATGTCCTGCAGCAGCTGCGTGTCGAGCGTCTGGGCCTGCTGTTTCAGTTTGAACCCGGAGCTGTCCTGGTTGGCCAGCACTTGCTTGGCCGCTGCCTTGTTGAGGTTGCCGCGCTGGCGCAGATCCTCGATCACCTGAGCGACGATTTCGGGCGTCACGGCGGCGAGCACATTCGACTGCTGACCGGACTGCTCCGACACGTAGACGGTATGGCCGCCGGCCAGCGTGCCCAAGGCGACGACGTACGGGATGCCGAACTGGTCAACGAGCGACCAAAGGCGGCTCTTGAAGTTACCGGCGGGGAAACCGACGCGCAGGTGCGGTTCATCCGTGGTACCAATCAGCTTGAGCTGGTAGCCCTTGAGCGTGCTGAGTGCGTGCGCGGTGCGGTCGAAGCCGTGCAGGAACTTGCCGGCCTGGATCAGGATCAGGTGGTCCGGGTGCTTCTGCTCGAGCTTCTTGGCGACGCCGGTCATCGGGTCGGCTTGGCCCAGCCCGACGTCGATGCCCTTGAACTTGCTGATGGCGAACTGGCTCAACTCGTCGTCGGTGGGATGCTGTGTTGCTGCTTGTTGCATGATTCGATTTCTTATTTATTGTTGTGGAAGGTCACCGCTCACGCGGCGACCCGAAACCCGGGTCCAGAAGCCCGAGCTACTTGGTGCAGCGGAACCCGACGCCGTCGTACGCGTAGTCGGGCCAGACGCCGTTGAGACGGAACACGCCGGCATGCGAGACCGAGCACCAGTAGCCGCCGCGGAGGAGCGCACCGCCCGACCAACTCAGCGGGCCGCTCGGGATGTAACCCACGCCCTTTTCGCGACTCGGGAACGGTGCGCACGCCAGCGAGGGCGAATCGGCGGCGATCGTGCCACTCACCAGGCCATCGGCATCGCCTTGCACGTCGTCGAACACCCAGGTGAATACGTTGCCGGCGAAGTCGTAGATGCGCTCGCCATTCGACAATTGGTGCCAGCGGCGCTCGAGCGGATCCGTGGATTCGTAAGTGCCCGGCTGCGCGCGGCTGACGCTGTCCTTGTGAATGCCCTGATAGAGACTGCCGTCGCCGACCTTCCCGCCGGTCCAGTTGATGTCCTGCCGGGCGATGTTGACGGCGAGCGCAAGGCATTGCAGCTCGGTGATCAGCTTGTAGCCAGCCGCGCCGCAGAGTTCGTTCGCCTTGCGGTAGCTAACGTTCACCATCGGTGCCAGCGCGGCATCGATCACGACCTGCCCATCCTTGTTCGCGCAGTGGTACTGGCCCACTTGGAACGACGGCACGACCTGGCCGGTGGGCAGCGTCGTTTCGGGGACGGGGATAAACAGGTCGGCGCGGGTAGCCAGGCGCAGGGCGTCCAACAGCACTGGTGCGCCCTTGACCACGGCGCCGTCATCGTCTGACACGATCAGGTAATGCTCGGCCTGGTCAACCAGCTTGCTCAGGCCTTCCCACTGCGAGACGCGGCGCAGACCGTGCACGGCGTGGGCGCCGGCGCGTGCGGTGAACGTTTTCTCTTGGATGAGTTCGATTTTCATGTTGTTCTCTCGGTTTATGCGATGGTCACCGCTCACGCGGCGACCCGGGACCAGTGATCAGAGACCCACGGGTTTGGTGCAGCGGAACCCGACGTAGTCGTCCGCGTCGTCGGGCCAGTCGCCGTAGAGAACGAACACGCCGGCACGCGAGTCCGAGCACCAGTAGCCGCCGCGGACGAGCGCATAGCCCGACCAATCGCTGCCCGCTTTCGGATACCAGCCCACGCCGCGCTGCATCGAGGGGAACGGCGCACTGGTGATCGACGGCGAGTCGGCCGCGAAAGCGCGCGCCACCAGGCCGTTCTCGTCGCCCTGGACATCGTCGAAAATCCAGCTGTACACGTTGCCGGCCGCGTCGATGATGGTCTGGCCGTTCGACAGCGTGAACACGCGGCGTTCGGACGGATCGGCCGGAACGTAGTCGCCGGCGTAGGCCTCGTCCACGTTGTCCGGATCGAGGTGCAGGCCCTGCATCAGCGTGCCCTCGCCAACCGCGCCGCCGCTCCAGTTGGCAGCCTGCTGCGCGATGTTGTGCGCGATCGCCAGTGCCTGCAGCTCGGTCAGCAGCGAATAGCCGGCATCGGCGCAGGCCTGACGCGCCTCGGCGTAGTTGATCTCGACCCACGGCTTGGCGGTGGCGTTGATCGCGACCTGGCCGTCGGAGCCCTTCGAGCAGTGATACTGGCCGACCTGAAAGGCCGGAACCACCATGCCGTTCGGCAGCGTGGTCTCGGGGACGGTGACGAACAAGTTATGATCGGCGCGGGCCGGGAACGGCCATGCGGCGGCCGGCTTCAGGATCGTCGTGGCCGGCGTCGCCGGGGCTGCTGCTACGGGTGCTGCGCTAAATGCGCGGATGGTCTCGCTGGACATCTGGTTCTCCCTCGTTGTGGTTGGTGGGTGATGCGGTGAAAGGGTGCCGTTACTGGAAACACTGCGCTTATGCCGTCGCTTCGCCGCCCATGGCAGCGACCAGGTCGGCCAGCAGCCTGGCGACTTCGCCGCTCATGAGGGCGAAGTCGTTGTCGAACCGCTCGTCGTCCGCATACTTGCCCGACTGGCTTTCCTTGATGACGTCCAGTGGCTTGATCGAGCAGATGGCCAGCGCATCGGTGAGGGCGAACGAGATGCGGTCGTTCCACGTCATCGCCAGCCGCGTGCACTGCTTGCCGGCGGCGATGTGGCGGCGCATGTCGTCCGGATCCAGCGTGTGGCGCTTGTAGCCCACCTGGGCTTTGCTGGCGCCGGTGGCGCGCATCGTCGCGTCCTGGTCGATCGTGAAGTTGGCAGGCGCTTCGTCGGCTTCCAGCCAGCCGGTCATGACGGCGACCGGCGAGCGCTGCACGCGCAGGCTTTCGAGCGGCATGCGCTCGACCGCCTTGAGCAGCAGCCTGACCACGTCGTCGGCCGCCGCTGCACTCGACGAATCGACGGCCAGCCAGCCGTGCACCGGATCGATCCACACGTTGGTGTGCGCGGTCGATGGGAACGCGCGCGGCAGCAGCTCGTCGGCCACGCGCTCGCGCAGTTCCTTCATGGCTTTCTTGCCCGGCGCGAAACCTTGCGCTTCCTCGAGCTCGGCCGCGTGCTGCCTGGTGGCCTCGTTGATCACCTTGGCCGGCAGCAGCTTCTTGCAGGTCGCCAGCGCCAGCAGGTACTGGCCGCCGACGGCGTGCACCAGATCTCCGTTGCGCGGCGCGATCCAGCCTTGGCGCAGCAGTTCGTTGCTGGCCGGCGGGACGAACGATTGCGGCCGGAGCAGGGCGGCCAGGTCGGCGGCACCGACAGGCCACGGCGCGGGAAGGCGGTACAGTTGCAGGTTCTTGAAAAACATCAGGTTCCCCTTGGGTTTGTGGTTGTTGTGGTGGACATCGCGGCCGTCAGCCGACCCGTCCCATGAGCATCGACAGTGAACGGTCCAGCAGGGCCGCGCGCGCCGCCTCCCGCCAGCGCAGGCCGCAGTTGCGGTTGCAGACGAACTTGCGGATGAGTTTCATCGGTCGCGGCTCCGTTCAGCGCGCCGGCCGCGCGACGATGGACACGCCCAGCGCGCCGGCGTCGTAAGCCGCATCCATAAGGACATCGCGCTCGCCGATGGCGACGTAGGTGCGCGCGCCGCCGGCGTTGCGTACAGTGATCAGGTAGCTCACTTGGCCGCCTCGCGCGCCACCGCCAGCATCGCGCGGATCGTTTCCAGGTCGCGGTCGATCGACATGCCCATCATCCCGTCGTACTGCGGGCGCAGCTGCGCGAGCTTGTTGTGCGCCGCCTCCAGCGCCGGCAGGAACGCCGCGCGCGCAGTCGCCACTTTGGCGCTGGCCTGCACTTCCGCGCGCGCCAGCGCAGCGTTGGCGTGCGGGCTGCACAACACATCGGCCAGCGCTTTGATCGTGTCGGCCTTGCTCGGGCCGATGAGCGCCGAGCCGGCGATCAGGATGGCCTGCGCTTCGATGATCAGCTGCGCGAGCGGGTTGGCGGGAGTGGTGGTCATGGGCGCTCCAGTGGGTTGATGGGAAAGCGGCGCTCAGTCGCCGATCCAGTAGACGGTCGGGAACTCTGAACGGTGGGTGACGCGCAGCTGTACGCGCGCGCCGGCCTGCTCGTCGGCATCGCGGAACATCCGCATCGCCAGGCGCGCGGCTTCGGCGCGGGTGATGTCGATGTAAGGGTAGAACGTCTTCGTGCCGCCCTTGACGAGTGGCGCCTCCACTTTCAGGCTGACGGCGAACTCGCTGCGGGCCGGTGCGGCGTTGATCATCTTCACCGCGTCGGCGCGCGTGAGTTGGTGCGTTTCGTTCTTGTACGTGTCGCTCATTCGGCAGCTCCCTCGCTGTGCCCTGCTTATCGTTGTTCGCGTGGTTCGTTCGCCACGCGCTCCGCTTCGACCAGCTCCCATCCCAGCTGGCGCCGGACTTCGTCCAGCGTCGGCGGCGGCCGGTGCTCGCCCTGGCGCTGCTGCATCCAGTTCCTCACGAGTTCTTTGCTCGGGTGGTTCGTTTGCGCCATGGCGTGCTCCGATGAGTTCGCTGGATCGTTTCCGATATTAAACACCATGTTTAAGATGAAGGCAAACAGAATGTTTAAAAAGTTGCGGAAATCGTAGCGGCCCATCAGATTTGGTAGTCTGTGGGCAGCGCTAACGGTGGGCGCAGTACGTTGGGGCTGTCTAGCGACGCCGAAGGCCGCACGATGGCGCGGGCCTACGGTGCTTTAGGGAGGTGAGCAATGATGCGCTTCGAAGAAAGCGCGGGTGAGGAAGTAATCTGTCCCGTTGGTGCAACTGGTGGCGCAACGGGATTGGACGTTATGCGATGTCTTGGAACGTCTCTGTATGCGGCAAGCTGTCAACGCTGGCTGTACAGTAGAGCTCTCCGGCGAGAGGGGAGTGACCAAAAAAAGCTTTGATCTCCGCCGGAGTTTTTAAGATGGCCGCTTTATGTTTCTCGCAAGACGAACGGCCCGAGGGTAAAGTGATTTTCTCGCCGACGTATTGGCCGCCTTCAGTCCGATATAGAACGAGGATAAAGCGGTCGTCCTCGGAAAAACCGATGATCTCACCGGAGAACCTTAACGGCAGTCCGCGATCGCGACGAGCGATGTAAGTCTTCATGTCAGGTCGAAAGTGGGCAAACGATGGCCTCTACTTCCATGGCATCTATTTCTTTAGCAGCTCGAGAGAGTCCAGCACCTCTCGCACCATGGCCCGAAGCTCAGCGTTCTCGCGGCGCAGCTCTTTGAACGACAGTACCTCTTCCGCTCCAGCAATTCGCGCAATCAGTTCCGCATTGAGCGTCCGCCCTTGTTCCCTGGCAGACTCATGAACCTTGGCGTGGAGATCGCGAGGCAGCCGTAGCGCGGTCCTGATGTAGTTATCTTGTGGGCTGGCAAGCTTCTTCATCGCGCGATTGTTGCGCGATTTGCAAGTATAGTGTTGTTTTCGGCTTCATGATGAAGCCTAATGTTACAAATTTTTTTATAAGACTTCCGGTTTCAATAGATTCTGAACATAGAATGAAACGTTCGCGGAAGTCGCGCCTGCCTGTGACAGACGGTTACACTAATCGATGATTTGCTGAACAAAAACCCATATATTTGACGGATGTAGGATGATTCCTACGATCTACATTTCAGAGCAGAACCGTTACCAGCAGTTTCAGCGAAAGAAACCGGATGTCGTACCAGAGTGAACTTGAAGAATGCTGCGGAGCTATGAACCAGTTTGCCAGAGATCGTCTCCTGACGATTGCCAAGGGGCTGGCGAAGAACTTCCCAGCTGAGAAACCGAATATCCCACTACTTACGCTTGTCAAGAATGCTCGCGATACTGAGCTCGTCGGCAGCGGCGTCGACCGCGATGTCGATCGTAAGGCGATTGGCTTCGTTCGATAACCGATGAACGGTAAGCAGGCGGAGCTCCCTTGCAGTCTCGGCCGTTAGCTTGAGCGACTCCGATAAGACATCCTTCTTCGGCTCTGGTTCGCCCTCGACTGGCTGGCCCACGAGCATCGGGCCTACGCCCTTTCGAATCCACACCGCGCTGCAGCCCAGCGATTCTTGAGCATTTAGCATTCCCTCAAACGAAACGCCGCGCGTCTCCCAATTGCCCAGTAATTGCGGAGATACGTTGAGCAGCCGTGCAACGGCACTCTGACCTGAGGCGTCACGTATCTGCTTCACAGCCTGGTAGAGCCTCCCCATTGTCTCGTGCATTCCGTCCGCCCTCTTGTCTGGCTTTGTCAACAAGGGCGACATCATCTCGCAACCATACAGGACGTTGTTAAACATTGCGTTTGCTTTATTTTTAAACGTGGTGTTTAATGATGCCTATGGAAAACACAGACCAGATCCGCGCCGACAGGCAGCTCATCGAGGAGCTCGGCGGCCCAACCAAGACCGCTGCGCTACTTGGGTATGACAAGGCGAAGGGCGGGGTGCAACGAGTCCAGAACTGGATGACTCGGGGGATACCGGCAAGGGTTCGGATTGCTCATCCGAATTTGCTCATGCCGAGCGTGCTTTCGCCGTGCTCGACCGATAGTGCTCCGCCCAGCTTACAAGACGAGGCCTAGCTGACCTTGCGGCAAGGCAGGGATCGCACCCGAGCAGCCCGCAGGATGTGTTCGAACATATGAAGGACTCCTTGTTTTTATTGAAGTGTTGCCAGCTTAAACAGTTAAGGAAAAGAAATCATGCGAAACCAGTCGCACACACTCATCGGTACCCTGCGCGAAGCGGTCGACCAGTGGCGCCGCCGCGAAGGCTGGAGCCGCGAATCGGTGGTGCAGGCCATCGTCGATGCGCACCAGGCGCTGGACGCCCCGAGCACGACCGGCATCACGTTCGACCCGGACACCCGCGACACCTACGAGCGCATGAAGGTCAACGCCGACCGTGTGTTCCGCTGGCTGGACGACGTGTCCAAGGATTCGACCCTGCTGCCGGCCAACTTCTTGCCGTCGATCCTGGCGGCGCTGCCGCTCGACCTGCGCCTGCGCTGCCTGAACGCGATCCTGCGCCCGGTCGGGATGGAGGCGAAGAGCGCGGACGTGGTCGCCGGCGCCGAGTGCGACATGTCGCGCGACCTGAAGGACCTGATGAAGGAAGGCACCGAGGCGCAGCTGGCCCTGGTGGGGGTGAACGGCGATGCGCCGCTCGAGGTGCTGAACAACGCACTGCGCGAGGTCGTGGAATCGCTGGACGCCAACGCCCGTACGGCACGCGACCTGAAGGCGATGATCGCCGCGCGCGAGGCTGCCGCCGAGGTCAAGCTGCGCGCCGTTTCCTGACGCTTTTTGCGACGCGCGGCGCACGACACGCGCCTTCCCCATCAATACACGGTATCCCAACAGTTTCACCGCCACTTTGACCAACAACAACTAGGGAGTTGATCCATGTCAGCCGCTCAACAGTCCGTCTACAACCCCAACCACCTGCTCGACATCCTGCTCGGCAAGCTGCAGCTGAAGAACGATGCCGCCCTGGCGCGCACGCTCGCAGTGGCGCCGCCCGTCATCAGCAAGATGCGCCACCAGCGCCTGCCGGTGGGCGCCTCGATGCTGATCCGCATGCACGAGGTGTCGGACATCAGCATCCGCGACCTGCGCGACCTGATGGGCGACCGCCGCGGCCACTTTCGCCTGGCCGGCCATGAAGCCAAGGCAGCACCGGCCAAGGCGGCGGCATGAGAGGCGCCCATCCGCCCGCCGCCTTCATGCGACCGGAAATCCTGACCCAGTCGGGCCGCACCTTCAGCTTCGCGAGCCCGGTCGCGTCGGAATTCGACATCGAGGACATCGCGCACGCGCTGTCGCACGTCTGTCGCTTCTCCGGCCATGTGCACACTTTCTATTCGGTGGCGCAGCACTCGGTGCTGGTGAGCCAGGTCGTGCCGCCCGAGCTCGCGCTGGCCGGCCTGCTGCACGACGCCCCCGAGGCCTTCATCGGCGATGTGGCCAGCCCGCTCAAGGCGCTGCTGCCGGACTACAAGGTGATCGAGAAGCGCGTCGAGCAGGCGGTGCTCACGCGCTTCGGCGTCGATCCGCACCTGCCGGTGGAAGTAAAGGAGGCCGACATCGTCCTGCTGGCGACCGAGCAGCGCGACCTGATGTCGCATCGAGCCACCGACTGGGCGATTTTGGCTGGCGTCACGCCGCTGGCGCAAACCATCGTGCCGCTGGCGTCCGCAGCGGCCAAGGCGGCGTTCCTGGCGCGCTACGAGGAAATCTGCGCCGCGCGCGCACTGGCGGAGGCGGCGTGATCGGAAAGCAGGGAACCGGGCCAGCGCCCATGCAGGAGCAACACGAAAGTCAACCGCTGCCGGTCGAACCGGGCCATGTGATGCGCCGGGAGCGGTACGAGCAGCTGCTGCGGGAAACGCGGCAGCAATAAGAAAGGCCCGCTGCAACGGGCCTTGGGTACAACAAGAACTAGGGGAACACATGTTAGCACAACCCGAAATCAACGTCGCGCCGGATGGTGCGATGTCGTTCGCAGCGCGCATGACGCACTGGGACCGCGTGGGCGCCGGACTGGCGTCGTACCGGGCCGCCGCGGTCATCGAGCGCGCCAGGCTGGATGACGATGCGTCGCTGGCGCAGCGCTTCATCGACCGGCTGCCGAACGGCTACGCGCAGGATACCGACCTGGCGCGCCGCGCACCGGGCGAGGTGGCGGCATGAGCTACCTTCGCAAAACGAATCGCTCGCGCACCCTGGCGCGCCTTGCCGCCATGCGCCGCCTGGTCGACATGCTGCGCGCCGGGGAAATGAGCCGCGACGCCATCTGCGAGAAGATGCGCATCTCGCCGTCCGGCTGCCGCAAGTACGTCAACGCCATGATCGATGGCCGCATCGCGGAGATCTCGATCAGCCTGCCGTCGAAAGGCAACGCCATCAGCGGCCAGTCGGTCTACCGCTTGACCGGCAGCGAGGCGCAGATCGACCAGTTTTTCCGGGACGAGCTGGCGGCCGGTCGCCATTTCCACATCCTGGCTGATGACAGGCCGTGGCAGACGAAGTTCAGCCGTGGCACGGTGGCGTGCGATCCGCTGGCCTTGCCGCGGGAGTTCTTTCGTCCGATGGAGGCGCGGGCATGAAGCGCGACCTGATGACGATGGCGCTCGACCTCGGGCACGAGCTCATCATCGACAACTTCGCGGGCGGCGGCGGTACCTCGACCGGGCTGGAGGCGGCATTCGGGCGCCCGGTGGACATCGCGATCAACCACGACCCGGAAGCGCTGGCAATGCACGCCATCAACCATCCGCACACGAAGCACTTGTGCGAGAGCGTGTGGGACGTCGACCCGGTCGAGGTCACCAATAACCAGCCGGTCGGCCTGGTGTGGCTGTCGCCCGACTGCAAGCACTTTTCCAAGGCCAAGGGCGGCAAGCCGGTCGAGAAGAAGATTCGCGGGCTGGCGTGGGTGACGATGCGCTGGGCGGCCAAGTGCAAGCCGCGCGTGATCATGCTCGAGAACGTCGAGGAGTTCCAGACCTGGGGGCCGCTCAAGCAGGACGCGAACGGCGACTGGAAGCCGGATCCGGCCAAGCGCGGCGTCACGTTCCGCAGCTTCGTGCGCCAGCTGCAGGCCCATGGCTACAAGGTCGATTACCGTGAGCTGCGCGCGTGCGACCACGCGACGCCCACCATCCGCAAACGCTTCTTCCTCGTCGCCCGGCGCGACGGCCTGCCGATCCGCTGGCCTGAAGCGACACACGGCGCCCCGGACTCGCCGGGCGTGCGCGCGGGCAGGCTGCAGCCGTACCGCACCGCGGCCGAGTGCATCGACTGGTCGCTGCCGTGCCCGAGCATCTTCAGCCGCAAGAAGCCGTTGGCCGATGCGACGCTGCGCCGGATCGCCAAGGGCATCATGCGCTACGTGGTCGATGCGGCGGCGCCGTTCATCGTCGGCCAAGGCGGGCCGATCTACGCTGGCAAGCCGGTACCGGTGGGCCGGCCGATCGGGACGCTGACGACCGAGAACCACCGCGCCGTGGTGGTGCCGAGCATCGTGCCGGTGACGCACCAGGGCGGCGACCGCAGCGAATCGGTGCACGAGCCGTTCCGGACCATCACCGGTGCCCAGCGCGGTGAGAAGGCGCTGGCAACCGCAACGATGGTGCAGGTTGGATACGGCGAACGCAAGGCGGGATGGCGCTGCAAGCATTGCTTCGTGGAGTTCGATGTCGAGCCGACCTGTGGCTGTACCGCATGCGGACACGAAGATGACCTGCAGCGGGTCGATGGCCAGGCGCCGCGTGCGCTCGACATTGAAAAGCCACTCGGGACCATCGTCGGGTCGGGCAAGGCTGCGCTGGTGACCGCGTTCCTGAACGAGCACGCCAACGCTAGCAACCAGCGCGTGATGCCGGTCGACGAACCGCTGCGCACCATCTGCGCGCAGGTCAAGGGCGGGCACTTCAGCATGGTGTCGGCGGCGCTGGTGGGTGTCGGCGGCCGTGCCGGCGACAGCCGCCCGCGCGGCGCTGACGAGCCGACCGCGACGATCACCGCCAAGGGCGACACCGCAATCGCCACCGCCTTCCTCGCAAAGCACTACACCGGCGTGGTCGGTTCGGAGCTGGATGCGCCCATCGGCACGGTGACCGCGCAGGACCATCACAGCTTGGTGTCGGCGCACCTGACCAAGTTCCGCACCGGCTCCACCGGCAGCGACATGGCCGACCCGATGCCGACCATTACCGCCGGGCCGAAGGAAAACCCGGCTGGCGCGCCGCATGCGCTGGGCGTGGTGTCGTCGCACCTGGTCAAGCTGCGCGGCACCAGCACCACGGCCAGCATGGACGAACCGCTGCATACGATCAGCGCGGGCGGGTTGCACCACGCCGAGGTGCGCGCCTTCCTGCTCAGCTACTACGGCAGCGAGACCGATTCCGACCGCACCGACAACCCACTGCGCACCATCACCAGCCGCGAGCGCTTCGGCCTCGTCACCATCCAGGGGCAGGATTACCAGATCGTCGATATCGGCCTGCGCATGCTGGCGCCGCACGAGCTGTACCGCGCGCAGGGCTTCCCGGCCGGCTACGTGATCAACGAGATTCCGGACCCGGCGCTGCTGTTCGTCGATGGCCACCAGGCCGCGGTCGATCCGCTGTCGCTGCCGCGCATCCCGCTGACCAAGTCGGCGCAGGTGCGCATGTGCGGCAATTCGGTCTGCCCGCCGCTGTCCGAAGCGCTGATCAACGCCAACTTCCGGCATGAACAACTGATTCAGGGAGAAGCTGCATGACTAACGTCCCTTCGCCGCGCGGCGCGCTCTACCGGGCCTCGGAGCTGATCTATCAGGAAGGCTCGAAGACCGAGTCCCAGCTCTTCAGCGCAATCGACTTTGGCCACAAGCCGTCAGTTCGGGCCAAGGCGCTCGCGGAAGCGATCGGTGATGGCTGGCTCATTCGCCTCGGCGACGGCCGTATCGCACTGAGCACGTTCGCCGTGGACCACTTCGACGAGATCCCGCGCGAGCCGCCGCCCAAGTTCGTCGGCCAAGTCGCGGCGCCGCGCCATGTCGACCTGATGAACCGCAAGCCGTATTCGCCGCCGAAGCGCATGGTGCGCGGCGATGTCCCGGCGTGGTCCCTGCGTACTCAAGGCTGACCAAGTCAACCAGCACAGAAACTGAATGCCGCCTCGCTTCTGGCGGCATGCATAAAAAGCGAAGCCGCAACCAGTTCGCACCTGGCTGCGGCCTCTAACCAAGAACATGGGGATGCAAATGGCTAATGAAATTTTATCAAAGTACAACGACTTCTTGCGGGCAAAGATCAAACTCGCGCCGCGCATGGGGTTCGATGTCCCGCTGGAGCAGGTCAACCCGCACCTGAAGCCGCACACCCGCGACATCGTGCAATGGGCGCTGCGCGGCGGCCAGCGCGTGGTGTTTGCCAGCTTTGGCCTGCACAAGACCGCGACCAACCTCGAGATCATGCGCCAGATCGGCATCCACCGGCCATGCTTGCGCCTGATCGTGCTGCCGCTCGGCGTGCGCCAGGAGTTCGCGCGCGAAGCGGCCAGGCGCTTCACCGGCACGTACGCGCTGCAGTTGAAGTTCATCCGTTCGCACGCCGAGGTCGACGGCGTCGAGACGGTGTACATGACCAACTACGAATCGGTGCGCGACGGGAAAATCGACGTCAGCAAGTTCGGCGCCGCGGCGCTGGACGAAGCGAGCGTGCTGCGCAGCTACGGCAGCAAGACCTACCAGGAGTTCCTGCCGCTGTTCGAGAAGGTCGAGTTCCGTTTCGTGTTCACGGCCACGCCGAGCCCGAACCGGTTCAAGGAGTTGATCCACTACGCTGGCTTCCTGGGCGTGATGGACACCGGGCAGGCGCTGACCCGCTTCTTCCAGCGCGACAGCGAGAAGGCCGGCAACCTGACGCTGTACCCGCACAAGGAGCGCGAGTTCTGGCTGTGGGTGGCCAGCTGGGCGTGCTTCATCCGCAAGCCGAGCGACCTCGGTCATTCGGACGAGGGTTACGAGCTGCCGGCGCTGGACGTGCGCTACCACGAAGTGCCGAGCGATTACGAGGCTGCCGGCGCCGAGAAGAACGGGCAGGGCCTGTTGATTCCGAACGTGGCGATGGGGCTGTCGGCCGCCGCCGGCGAAAAGCGCGCCAGCCTGGCCGCGCGTGTGTCCAAGGTGGCCGAAATTGTCGCGGCCGACCCCGCCGACCACTTCGTGATCTGGCACGACCTCGAGGACGAGCGGCACGCGATCCAGGCTGCGGTTCCCGAGGCGACCAGCGTGTGGGGCACGCAGGACCTGGACGAGCGCGAGCAGCGCATTGTCGATTTCAGCGACGGCAAGTTCCGCCTGCTGTCGACCAAGCCGGTCATCGCCGGATCGGGCTGCAACTTCCAGGTGCACTGCCACCGCGAAATTTTCGCCGGCATCGGCTTCAAGTTCAACGACTTCATCCAGGCCATCCACCGAGTGCAGCGTTTCCAGCAGACCCACCCGGTGCGCATTGACATCATCCACACCGAAGTCGAGCGTGCCGTGCTGGCCGAATTGCAGGAGAAATGGCGCCGCCACGACGAGATGCAGGCGACCATGGGCGAGATCATCCGCACCTACGGGCTGGACCAGCTGTCGATGCAGGATTCGCTGGCGCGCACCATCGGCGTCGAGCGCCAGGTGGTGCAGGGCGAGCGCTTCACGGTCGCCAACAACGACTGCGTGCTGGAGGCGCTGGAGCAGCCGGACAACTCGGTGGGGCTGATCGTGACCAGCATCCCGTTCGCCAACCATTACGAGTACACGCCGAGCTACAACGACTTCGGCCACACCCAAGACAACGCGCACTTCTGGGAGCAGATGGACTTCCTGACGCCACAGCTGTACCGGATCCTGCAACCGGGCCGGATCGCCTGCATCCACGTCAAGGACCGGATCAACTTCGGCAGCGTGACGGGGCTGGGTTTCCCGACGATGGACTGCTTCCACGAAGAGACGGTGTTCCACTTCAAGAAGCACGGCTTCCAGAAGATCGGCGTCATCACCATCAACACCGACGTGGTGCGCGAAAACAACCAGACCTACCGGCTCGGCTACTCGGAAATGTGCAAGGACGGCACCAAGATGAGCGTCGGCTGCCCCGAGTACGTGATCCTGCTGCGCAAGCCGCAGTCCGACCTGTCGCGCGGCTATGCCGACGAGCCGGTCACGCAGCAAAAGCCGCTGTGCCAGGACAAGGACGGCACCGTGGTGCCGTTCGACCGCGCGCTCGCGCCGGTGCCGGCCAGCGGCTACAGCGTGGCGCGCTGGCAGATCGATGCGCATGCATTCTGGCGCTCCAGCGGCAACCGCCTGCTGGGTGCCGCCGAGCTGGCCAGCTACGGCCCGGCCAAGCTGGCGAAGATGTTCACGCAAATGTCGCTGGACAACATCTACGACTACGAATACCACGTCGCGGTGGCCGAGCACATGCTGGCCAACAAGATGCTGCCGGCCGATTACATGTGCCTGACGCCGGGCAGCCTCGACGAACTGGTGTGGCACGACATCGTGCGCATGCGGACCCTGAACGGCGCGCAGTCGGCGCGCGCGGTCGAGAAGCACGTGTGCCCGCTGCAGATCGATATCGTCGACCGCCTGATCCACCGCTACAGCAACCCAGGCGACGTCGTCTACGACCCGTTCGGCGGACTGGGCACGACGCCGGTGCGGGCCATGAAGCTGGGGCGCTATGGCATGGCGTCCGAGCTGAACCCTGGCTACTTCGCCGACCAGGTGCATTACTGCCGCGCGATGGACCGCGAACTGAGCATCCCGAGCCTGTTCGACTTCGAGGCGCTCGATGCCTCCCAGCCGCAGCAGGAGGCCGCATGAAGCGCGCGGAGGGCTACATTCACCCGCGCCGCCAGGCCAACATTGATGCCGTGCTGGGAGCGCTCCCGGCCACGCGCGATCAGCTCGCGCAGCGCACCGGCCTGCACAAGGCCACGATCGTGAAACTCGTCAAAGCCCTGCACGGCACGCAGATGCGCGTCGGCCGCTGGCTGCCGCATCCGGTGCATGGGCCATCGATCGCCGTGTTCGTGGCTGGCGCCGGGCCCGATGCCGAGGACAAGCTGCCGCGCTTGACCTCGAAGCAGCGGTCGGCGCGCTACGAGGCAAGGATCAAGGGGAGCGAGAAGCACGACCGGCGCAAGGCGAAACAGATGAGCTATTACTTTGCCAAGCGCGCCGTCGCGAAGCCGCAACACTGGGCATCCACGTTGTTCGATGCCGGTCGCCGCGCCAGCGCACAACCGGCTGCGAGGTGCTGCTGATGTATTACTACCGTCACAACGTCGGGGACTTCGACCGCGCCACTCGCCACCTGACCCGTATCGAGCGCAGCATTTATCGCGACCTGATGGATGTCTATTTCACGGAAGAAGCGCCGCTCTCGCTCGGGCAGGATGAGCTCTGCCGCAAGATCATCGCCAGGTCCGACGAAGAACGGCTGGCGGTGCAGCAGGTGCTGTCCGAATTCTTCATCCAGACTGAGCTCGGCTGGCGCCACGTAGATTTCGACAAGGAGATCGCTGCTTACCACAAACGCGCCGACACCGCGAAAACGAATGGGAAAAACGGTGGCCGGCCAAAGAATGGAACCGCCAACAAACCGGATGGGATTCCATCCGGTTCCGGTCCGGATGCCATCGGTAACCCAACTGTAACCGACGGAAAAGCTAACCATAAACCAATAACCAATAACCATAAACCAGAAACAACAACATCGTCCGGCCCGAGCCCGGACGGCGCCGCGCCGCCAGCCGCGGAATCGCGCAAGCGCCGCCAGGGCAGCGAGGCCGATCACGCGACGGCGCAGTGGATGTTCTCGCTGGTGCTGGCGGTCAACGCGACTGCCCGTCAGCCGAATTTCGATGCCTGGGCCGACGAGGTGCGCCTTATGCGCGAGATTGACGGCCGCACCGACGAGCAGGTCCGCGAGCTGTTCGACTGGGCCAAGCACGATGCGTTCTGGTGCGCCAACATCCAGTCGCCGGCCAAGCTGCGCGAGAAGTGGGACACGCTGACCGGGCAGCGCCTGCGGCGTCCGGGCCCGCCGAGCGCGCACCGGCTCAACGGCTCGGACCGCAGCGGCGATCGCAGCGCCCAGGCGCAAGCGATGGCCCGTCACGGCGTCAGCGTGCCGGCCGGCGAGGTGCCGCTGTGAGCGGGCTGCAGAAGGCGGAAGGGCTGCTCGGGTCGGTCGCGGCATCGCTGCAGCGCATCGAGGGCAGCTGCGGCGAGCACGGGGCGGCGACCGTGCTGGCACGGGCCGACCGGGGCTGGTACTGCCCGGCGTGCCTGGAGGCGGCCAAGCGCGACGAGGGTGTCCGCCAATGGGCGCAGGACCGGGCGCCGACGCTGCACGGGATCGCCGGCATCCCGCCGCGCTACCGTGGCCAGAAGTTCAACGCGGTCACGCCGGCCCAGAAGCAGGTGCGGGCGATGGCGGCCGCCTTTCGCGACTTCGTCGTGGCCGAGCCGCGCTGGGCTTGCCTGCTGCTGATCGGCGACCTCGGCACCGGCAAGACGCAGCTGGCGTGCGAACTGGGCGAGTCGTTCATCAACCGCCTGCTGCGCTCGGTCCGGTACGTGACGGCGAAGGGCATGGTGGGCGAGATCCAGGCGGCCTACAGCACCGATGGCAAGACCGAGGAATCGGAGATCGAGCGCTTTGTGCGCTACGACCTGTTGATCCTCGACGAGATCGACCTGGTGCCCCCGAAGGAAAACGCGCTGAGCCTGCTGACGGAAGTGGTCAACCGGCGCTACGGCGGCCACCGGCCGATGATCGTGATCACCAACCAGCAGCTGGCGGACCTCGGCAAGTTCGTGGGTGACCGCGTGGTCGACCGCTTCCACGAGAACGGCTTCCCGTGCGCGTTCGACTGGCCCAGCTTCCGGAGGGCGTCATGACGCGCGGCGAGATTTGTGCGCGCTGCGACAGTTTTACGATCGCCGGGTATCCTGAGCTCGCCGCGAAAGGAGAGGGGCACTGCAGCGCGTTCAGCGAACACCCGCCGCGCGACGTGGTGGCGTGGAACGAGCCCTGGTGCGTGCTGTTCAACCGTGCGCGCGACCTCAAGCGGCGCGAGCGCTGGATCACGGTCCAGTGTGAGAAGGCGCAGGCGCGACAGGACGGAAATTCGGATGAGTGATCGAACGGAGGATGCGGATCCATGGCAGTGAAAATGTTCAAGGTGGGCGGCGTGTGGCACTACCGGTTCCAGGTTGCGGGCCGGCGGGTGCAGCGCAGCACTCGCGAAACGAAACAGCCGCGCGCCGAGAAGGTCGCGCAGAAGGCGTTTGACGATGCGGTCGTGCGCGCCAACGGCGGTCAGCCGGTGCCGACCCTGCGCGGATTGATCGTGTCGTGGCTGGCGCTGCACCGGCCGATCGCGAGCGCGCACCACATCCGCAGCGTCGAGACCTTCGCGCGGCTGCACCTGTACGACCTGGGCGACCGCCCGGTCAACGCGATCACCACCGTCGACGTGGAGCAGGCGCGCATCGTGCACCTCGAGACGCACAAGCCGGCCAGCGCCAACCACTGGCTCCGGATCCTGAAGCTGCTCACGCTGTGGGCGGTCAAGCGAGAGGTGATCCGGGCGATGCCGTGGAAGCTCGCGATGATCAAGGTCCAGAAGCGCCCGCGAGCGACGCTGCCGCTGGATGTGGCCAGGGTCTGGTTCGCCGAGGTGGACAAGGCGTCGCGTCGCGTGCCGGGCGTCGGTGTCGCGGTGCGCCTGATGTTCGGCGTGGGCCTGCGCGAAGGCGAGGCAACGTCCGCGCGCTGGGAGTGGATGGACTGGGCCAATTCGATGTACACGCCCGGCATCACCAAGGGGCGCGAGGCCGACCCGGTACCGGTGCCCGGCTGGCTGCGCGACTACCTCGAACCGCTGCGCCAGGTCGAGGGACTGATCGCGTGCCGCCCGGATGGCCAGCCGCTGCTGCCGGGGTTTGCGCGCTACGCGATGCGCCTGGCGAACACGACCTGCCGGGTCAAGGGCATCACGCCGCACCGCTTGCGTGGCTCGTTTGCCACACTCCTGTCGGAAAACAAGGTGCCGATCCAGACGATCCAGAAGGTGATGCGGCACAAAAGCCACGTGACGACGATGGGCTACCTCGAACCGAACCTGAACATGGCCGCGCTGGCGCAGGATGCAATCGGCGAAAAAGCCGGTTTGAGTGGCGCAAAAGTGGCGAGCGCAACGGCAGAAAGCCTGTAGCTGCGGGCTGTTCGGATTATTAACAGTCATCGGGTAGTGGCCCGGCGGGGGCTCAGGCCTGGCCGCCAAAGCAGCACCGGCAAGCCGCGCGCCGTGATGCGCGGCACAACTGAAAGGGAAGCATGAACGAGCAAGCACTCGAGAAGGAAATCCAAGCCAAGGGGTTGATCGCACCGCGCGTCACGCTGGCCGACCTGGACGCCAACATCGCGGATACCGAGATCGTCAAGCACGTATCGAAGACCGGGCAAGTTCTGCGCTGGGCCATCCTCACCACACAGAACGGCTTCGCGGCTGTCGGCAAGCCGTCTGTGTCGGTGTCGCCCGAGAACGACAACGCCGAGATCGGCGAGAAGGTCGCGATCGACAACTCGCGCGACGAGCTGTGGCCGTTGATGGGCTATGCGCTGAAAGATCGGTTGACTGCGCGGTTCCACCAGGCGGCAGCCGCGAATACGGCCGAACTGTCCGGGCTCGGGAGAACCTATACCTTCGATGAGTTCGTCCAGTACGGTCGTGACAACGGCGCGAACATCGTCGGTGGCATGCCCTGGTCGTTCCAGTTCCACGGTCATGCCGTTACGCATGAGAACGATGCGCGCTACCTGATCTGCGCCCAGCCCGGGCAGCGCGACTTGCGCTTTACGCCTGGCGACGTGCTGGTGATCAATCCGGGTGGCTCGCTCGCAACGCTCAAGGCGGAACCGGCGGTCTAAGCCGAGCGCTACCGGAACGGAAGTTAAGCGCAGCGTTGCGCGAATGTCGCAATCCGGCAACACGAAATTTATCGTGCGACCTTATGCGCTTGACTTCCGTTTGCTATTGTTCGGCCATCGAGATTCCGAGAATCAACATGGCCTTTGCTGAGCGATACGTCGGCGCGTTGAACGCAAACCTGCAGGATGATGAGCACCACCGCGCCACCAACGTGCTGTGCGCGTCGGCCATCGCCGACAAGAGCTCGCGTGAGATCGGCGCGCTGCTGCACCGGATCAAGTACAACCAGTCGATACGACAGCAGTTCTTGGGCGATGCATCTGCGCTGGCTGGCCTGCGCACCGATTGGCACGCGATCGTGGTGAGTAAGGGGCTTGCTCGGCACTGGATCAAGGCAAAGGACTGGCCGGCGCTCGGGCACCTGTTCCCTGCGATGGCGGCGAAGGTTGCGGACCATTCGCTGGCGTACTACCTGGACAGTGTGTGCAAGGCCTGCAACGGTACCGGCGCCAAGAGTTCGAAGGAGATGTTCCGCAGCTGCGTGAGCTGCGGTGGCAGGCGCCAGGCCAATGTCGACGAGATCCCGGGGTTGTCCGACTACGAACGTCAGTTGGTGCGCGACATGGCGAGTGAACTGTTGGTGCTGGAGCAAACGCACGCGGGCGTGGCGAGCTCGCGATTACGGAGACCGGAATGAATCGCGATATTGTCATTACGATCCTGTGCATTGTCTTGGCGGCATTTATGATGGCTGCGCTTGTATACGGTTTCGACGATTGCGCGAGTCGCGGCGGCGAGTTCGTGCAAACGCTGACTGGCTTTGGTTATAAGTGCGTCAAACTGCAAGTGGTTGGCTCATGAGCGACCCGCTCGGGTTAAACGCGCAGCTGATCAAGGACCTCCGAGGCCTCGCTGGCGCCCGAGAAGATGTTGTCTTGATCAAACGCGAGCGCAAGTTTTCGCTGATCCCGCCTTGTCGCCGAATTGTCGATTCCGCGATGCCTGCTTCGATTGTTAAGTCCGTCACTGTCGCGCTTGAAATCACGGTGGACAGGGAGGCGGCAGATTTCCAAGCAGTCACGCTCGGTCAGTTTGTCTGGCTCGAAGGCAGCGTGGATGACATCGAAATCCCGAGATGCCGATGTGAGGTTATCCGCGCCGACGAATATTCCGTGACAGTGAAAGTGCCGCATATCGTGCGACCTTGCACTTCGTAAAGCTCGGCAGTATCATGAAGTCCTCAACCACATTCTTTCTCGGCGCCGTACTAGACAGCGAAAGCTGACACCGTCCCGAGAAACTCATAGCAGCGCAAGCCACACAGAGTCGCTTTCGCTCGCCCATACAACCTGTGAAGCCCGGCGCTGGAATGTTGCCGGGTTTTTCGTTTTTAGAGCCTCACTGGCTCAACCAGTGACCACAAGCCATTACGGCTAAGTTGCAGCTTGCTCGGAAGAGCACGGGCTACCAGAGAGTACAAGAGAATCCTGCCAGCGCTTGACGCTGGAGATGGGCCTCTCCCGCACAATTCGATAATTGCGGGTCTGGTATCGAAGGCTCAGCCGTAATGACTTGTGGTTAAGCGCAGAAATGCGTCGGGCTGGGAGCTCTCGGCCGCCACAACCATCTCCCCTTTCCGGCGGCTCGTGCGCTGGAAGTTCCGCCGTGATGCGCCTCGCGCTCGCGGCTTTTTCTTTCCGAGGCCAGTATGACCATCACCGTTGAAGCCGAACGCGCCTGGCTGATGGTGCTCAAGCAGATGGTCGAGAACTGCAATGTGATCGCCGCGACGAATCAGTCCAAGCGGCAGGTCCGGGCCTGGCACTGACATGGACTCGATCACCCGCATCTACCGCGAAGAGATCCTGCGCGCCGTCCTTGGCAAGATGGCGCACGAGGTCCCGGTCGCAGACCAAGCCAAGCTCGACCAGCTTGCCCGCCACATGGCCGATGGTATGGAGGCGAACAATATCCTGCGCGGTCGCCATTACGGTGGTCTCGGCAAGAGCGTAGCCGAGGCTGCGCGGGAGGTGCCGGAGAACGTCCGCCAGATTTTGCACGACATCTGGGACTCGCGTTAAGTGCCAGGTCGTCCCAAGTCGATCTGCCGCGCGCCATCCTGCGGCAAGGTGATCGATGCACCAGGCTATTGCGAGCAGCACAAAAAGGTCGTTCGCAAGCAGGAAGATGAACGCCGCGGCACAGCAGCCGAGCGCGGATACGACAGCAAATGGGCTAAGGCCCGGGCCTTCTACTTGCGCAAACACCCGCTGTGCGTGTACTGCCAGCGCGACAAGCGCGTGGTGGCAGCAACCGTTGTAGACCACATCACCCCGCACCGATTGAAAGAAGCCATCGATTCCGGCGATGAACAGCGGATTGCGCGTGCTCGAACCCTGTTCTGGGATAGCGCGAGCAACTGGCAGCCACTTTGCAAGCCCCATCACGATGGCCTCAAACAGGCTGAGGAGCGCGCCGCGAGCCGGGACACCCGGCGGGGGTAGGGGGTTCGAATCCCTGGCGCCTTGGCCCTTAAAGACCGGCCATGCAGCAAGATTTTCATACCCGCGAAATTAAAAATCCAAAAAGGTAGCCGATGGGCGGAATTGCAACGGTGGCCGGCCGAGGCCGAAAACCGAAGCCGACCGCGAGAAAGCAGGCTGCCGGGAACCCTGGCAAGCGCGCGATCAACACCAGTGAGCCGAATTTCGGGCTGGTCACGAACGTCGACCCGCCGGACTGGATCACCGGGACAGCGCGCGACATGTGGGAGCGGGTCACGCCGCCGCTGTTGAAGCAGAAGGTGCTGCAGGTGACGGACTTGCACAACGTCGAGGCGTTTTGCATGGCGTACGGGAACTGGCGAGCGGCTGCTGCCGATGTGGCCATGAACGGCACGGTGGTTGCTGGTGCCACCGGTGGCCCAATCAAGAATCCGGCGCTGACGGCCATGAACGAGGCGGCAAAACAGATGGTCACCTTCGGCTCGATGCTCGGTCTGGATCCGGCAAGCCGGCAGCGCCTGGTCGGTGGCGGCGAGAAGACGGCCGATAACCCGTTCGGCAAGCTGATCAATGGCTAGAGAAAAGAAATACCCGCGCGTCGAGCAGGCGAACAAGTACGCGCGCGACGTCGTCGGTGGCAGGATCCTGGCCTGCCGGTGGGTGAAACTGGCCTGCCAGCGCCACCTGGATGACCTCGCTGCTAGCCGCCGGCGCGCCTACCCGTACAAATTCGACGCCGAGGAGGCCGAGAAGAAGCTGCAGCTGGTCGAGCTGCTGCCGCACACGAAGGGAGAGTGGGGCTTCAAGCGCCAGTTGGTGACGCTGGAGCCGTGGCAGAAGTTCGGCCTGGCCTGCACCTTCGGCTGGAAGCACAAGAAAAAGCCCGGCTACCGGCGCTTTCGCGAGAGCTACTGGGAAGTCGCGCGCAAGAACGGCAAGTCGGTGATCGCCGCCGGTGTCGGCATCAGCATGTTCGTGCTTGATAACGAATTCGGCGCCGAGATCTACTCGGGCGCGACCACCGAAAAGCAGGCGTGGGAGGTGTTCCGCCCGGCGCGGCTGATGGTCAAGCGCTCGCCGATGCTGATCGAGGCGGCCGGGATCGAGGTCAATGCCTCGAACATGAACCTGCCGGCCGATGGCAGCCGCTTCGAGCCGCTGATCGGCAACCCGGGCGACGGCGCCTCGCCATCGTGCGCGATCATCGACGAGTACCACGAGCACGATTCGGCGGCGCTGTACGAGACCATGCTGACCGGCATGGGCGCGCGGCGCCAGCCGCTGGTGCTGATCATCACGACGGCCGGCGCCAACATCGAAGGCCCGTGCTACGACAAGCGGCGCCAGGTCATCGAGATGCTCGAAGGGACCGTGCCGGACGATGAGCTGTTCGGCTGGATTTTCACGATCGACGAGGGCGACGACTGGACCGACCCGGCGGTGCTGGCCAAGGCCAACCCGAACATGGGCGTGTCGGTGTACCGCGAGTACCTCGAGAGCCAGCAGCAGAAGGCGGTGCGCACCGCGCGCTTCACCAACACGTTCAAGACCAAGCACCTGAACGTGTGGACGTCGGCCAAAACCGGCTACTACAACCTGGAGAAGTGGCGCGCCTGCGAGGACAAGACCCTGACGCTGGAGCAGTTCGAAGGCCAGTCCTGCGCGCTCGGCTTCGACCTGGCCCGCAAGCTGGACATGAACAGCATGGCGCGCGTGTTCACCCGCGAGATCGACGGCCTGAAGCACTACTACAGCATCGCGCCCAAGTTCTGGGTCCCGGAAGACACGGTCCGCAACGGCGACAACATGCGCATGGCCGAACGGTTCCAGGCGTGGGTCAACGCTGGGCTGCTGTGCGAAACGCAGGGCGCCGAAGTGGATTACCGCGAGATCCTGGCCGAGGCGGTCGACGCCAACAAGGCATCGCCGGTGGATGTCAGCGCGATCGACCCGCACGGCGCCACCGGCCTCGCGCACCAGCTGGATGACGAAGGCCTGAACCCGGTGGTGGTCACCCAGAACTACACCAACATGTCCGACCCGATGAAGGAACTCGAGTCGGCGATCGCAGCCGGGCGCTTCCACCACGACGGCAACCCGATCATGACCTGGTGCGTGTCGAACGTGATCGGCAAGTACCTGCCCGGTAACGACGACGTGGTACGCCCGATCAAGCAGGGCGAGGACAACAAGATCGACGGCGCGGTGGCACTGATCATGGCGATCGGCCGCGCGATGCGCAATGAAGGTGACGGAAGGAGCATTTATGAAGATGGGGAAATCGGGATTTGACCTGGAGAAGGCCGGCGTGGCCATCGGGCTACTCGGCTTCCTGCTGCTGGTCGGCGGCATTGCCTGCATCTACTGGCCGGCGGGCCTGATCACGGCCGGCGTGCTGCTGCTCGCGTGGTCGGCACTGGCGGCCCGCGCCACGGCGCTCGCTGCGTTCGAAGCGCGCCGCAACAACAAGGAAGCCTGATGTTCTTTTCCCAGTTCTTTTCCGGCAGCGGCACCGGCACGATCGCGTCCGGCTCGGGCGGCTGGATCGGCCTGGGTGGCAATAACGGCGGCCAGAGCGAAGCCGGCACCACCATCACTCCGGCCACCGCGCTCGCGCTGACGGCCGTGCAGCGTGCGGTGACCCTGCTGGCCGAATCGCTGTCGCAGCTGCCGTGCCGCGTCTACCAGAAAGTCGGCGATGACCGCCGCGTGGCCGACGAGCACCCGGCCAACCGCGTCATCTCCATCAAGCCAAACGGCTGGATGACGCCGGGCCAGGTGACCGAGTACAAGCAGACCTCGCTGGGCCTGCGCGGCAACTCCTATTCGCTGCTCGACGAAGGCTCGGACGGTTACCCGCTCTCGCAGTACCCGCTGCACCCGGACCGCGTGCAGGTGATGGTCAGCCCGGTCGACCGCATGCCCTACTACAACGTGCTGCTGGCACCGGACGGCATCTCGGGCGTGTTCTCGTCGCGCCAGATACACCATATCCGCTGGATCGGCGACAACCCATATGTCGGCCTGTCGCCAATCGCGCTGCACAAGGAAGCGCTGGGCATCGTTGCCGCCAGCGAGCGCCACACGGCCAAGGTGTTCGGCAACGGCACCCGCCTGTCGGGCGTCATCACCCGCCCGCACGAGGTCGCAGGAATCAAGGACCAGGGCGCGATTGAAAAGATCCTGTCCGACTGGAAGAAGAAATACGCCGGCGCCGCCAACGCCGGCGAGGTCGCGCTGCTGCAGGAGGGCATGGACTTCAAGCCGCTCTCGATGAGCAACGAGGACGCCCAGTTGATCGCCGCGCGCCAGTACGGCGTCAACGACGTCGCCCGCATCTACGGCATTCCGCCGCACCTGCTGGCCGACCTCGCGCGCAGCACCAACAACAACATCGAGCAGCAGTCGCTGGAGTTCGTGATCTTCTGCCTGATGGCGTGGATCAAGCGCCACGAAGAGGCGCAGGACCGCGATTTCCTGTCCGAGCAGGACCGCGCCGCCGGCTACTACATCCGCTACGACCTGTCGGGTCTCCTGCGCGGCGACACGGCCTCGCGCTATGCAGCCTACGCAGTCGGCCGCCAGTGGGGCTGGCTGAGCGTGAACGACATCCGCCGGCTGGAAAACCTGCCGCCGATCGACGGCGGCAACGTCTACCTGACCCCGACCAACATGGTCGACGGCAAGACCGGGCTGCCGATCGGCCCGACCAAGGCCACCGATAAACAGATTCAGGCCATCCACGAGGTGCTCCAATGACGACCCGCCACTTCCCCAACCTGTTGGGACTGATCTTCAACCGCCCGCAGCTGATGGCCCCGGAACTGATGTACGAAGCGGTCGCTTTCGCCCGCAGCCACCTCGGGCTGGTCATCGCCGACGCCCCGGCCGTGATCAGCCTGGGGAGCGTGGTGCGGGCCGATGCCGGCGACGTCGCCGATGCCGCCGCCGATGACGATGAAGGCGACGGGGTCGCGGTGATCGGTGTCTACGGCCCGCTGGTGCCGCGCCACGGCAACGTCGAGGCCTGCAAGCGCATGACCTCCTACGAGTCGATCGCAGCCCAGCTCGACGCCGCGTTGGCCGACCCGGGCGTGACCCACATCGTGCTCGATATCGACTCGCCCGGCGGCGCCGCCACCGGTTGCTTCGAGCTGGCTGACAAGATCCGCGCCACCAACGCGCTCAAGCCGGTCACCGCCGTGGTCAACTTCCAGGCATTCTCGGGCGGCTACCTGATCGCCTCGGCCGCCGGCGAGATCAGCGTGAGCCAGTCGTCCGGCGTCGGCTCGATCGGCGTCATCGCCCAGCACTTCGACGTCTCGAAGATGAACGAGGCGATGGGCGTCAAGGTCACGGCGCTGTACCGCGGCGCCCGCAAGAACGACCTGAGCCCGAACGAGCCGCTGACCGAAGCGTCCACCGCCACGCTCGACGCCATGCTCGACCGCACCTACGATCAGTTCACCGGCTACGTGTCCAAGCACCGCGCGCTGGACATCGGTTCCGTGAAAGCCACCGAAGCGGGCCTGTATTTCGGCCAGGACGCCATCGATGCGGGTCTAGCGGACCGGCTGGAAACCCCACAAGAGGCCATCAACCGCATCGCCACCGCCGCCCAGGCCGCCAAAACGGCCAGTTTGACCCCGATTCAGCCCTTCGGGGCGAGCGTCAGCGCCCAAAAAATGCGCCTGGCGGCCGCCGCGATGGAGCTGCAGACCCAGTTGTAACCGCGTTCGCGCACCCGTAGCCGGCCCGTTCGCGGGTCAATTTCAAGCCGCCTCCTGGCGGTTTTTTCATTTCTGGAGAAAAAATGCCCAATATCGCCGACCTCCGCCGCGAACGCGCCACAATCAGTGCCCGCGTTCAGGCCATCGCAGCCCTGGAAGCGCCGAGCGCGGAAGAACTCGTCGAGTTCGACGGCCTGAAAGTCAAGTTCGACGCCATCACCACCCAGATTGCCCGTGCCGAAGCGGCCGAGAAGATGGCCGCCGAAGCCGCCATCCCGGTCGCTGCCGCCGCCGCACCGGTGGCGCCGGCACCCAAGGCCGCCGCACCGGCCCAGCCGAAGGACGCCGCCCTCGACAAGCGCCACAGCTTGGCCGTGTTCACCGGCATGATCAACGCCCTGAACATGGCGCAGGGCAACCCGCAGGTCGCGATCCAGGTCGCCCAGAAGATGGCCTTCGCCGAAGGCATCCGAAACGAGATCGCCGCCAATTTCGAGACCTCGCTCAACATGGCGATGAACACCGAGACGGCCGGTGCCGGCGGCGTGCTGATTCCGACCGTTCTGGCGCAGAACGTCATCGGCTACCTGTTCCCGAACTCGGTGGTCCAGAGCACCAACGGCGGCCCGCTGCCGATCGACCTGCCGAACGGTAACCTGGATCTCGGCCGCATCTCGAGCGCGCCGACCGCCAGCTACACCGGCCGCAACGCCGCCGTCGGCGTCACCTCGATGGGCACCGACAAGGTCAGCCTCAAGACCAAGAAGCTGACCGGCCTGATCCCGATCGCCAAGGACCTGCTGCGCATGGCCGGCGTCAACCCGGGCGCCGATGCCATCGTCACCGGCGTGATGGGGCGCGCCATGTCGATCGCCCAGGACATCGCGATGATCCGCGGCGACGGTACCGGCAACAACATCAAGGGCCTGCGCTACTGGGCGCCGGGCAGCAACGTGCTGACTGCGACTGTGTTGACCGGCAAGACCACCGCCGACGGCACCCTGCAGCAGGCCATCAAGAACGACATCGGCCGCCTCAAGCTGGCCCTGCGCCGCGCCAATGTCGGCATGACCCGCTGCGCCTACCTGATGCACCCGGATACCGCGCAGTTCCTGGAAGACCTGCAGACCTCGACCGGCGCCAAGGTGTTCCCGGAACTGGCCGACGGCATGCTGGGCAAGGTCCCGGTCGGCGTCACCACCCAGATCCCGACCAACCTGACCAGTGGCGGCGCCACCGGCAACGGTTCCGAGATCTACCTGGTCGACTGGGACAACTGGCTGCTCGGCCAGAGCCTGCCGCTGGAGGTGGCGATCAGCTCCGAGGCCACCTACACCGACCCGGGCACCGGCAACCCGATGAACGCCTTCGAGCGCGACGAGACCCTGATCCGCATGATCGTCGAGAACGACTTGGCGCCGATGCACGCGGTGGCCGTGTCGGTGCTGGACGGCTGCACCTGGTACCGCTGACCGGCCGCTAGCGCCGCCTAGTAACGCTCGCCGCCGCCCGGCGGCGAGTCCCCAACACCATACCGGAGCAACAGCATGGCAAAGCACATCAAGATTCTCAAGCACTTCAACTGCTACAACCCGGGCGAGGTCGCCCTGTTCGAGGACGAGGCGGCCGAGCAGATCACCGAGCGCAAGTTCGGCGTCGAGGTCAAGGTCGACAAGAACGGCGCCGTCGCCGACAAGAGCGCCGAGCAGAAGTAATCCATGGCCGAATTCGTGGAATTCCTGCCGCCGTCCGGCATTGCCGGCGAGCCGGTATCGCTGCTCGACCTGAAGCACCATGTGCGCCTGGACGACGACAATACGATGCTGGACGACGAGATCGAGGCGATCTACATCCCCGGCGCCCGGCAACTGGCCGAGACCCGCACCGGTTCGGCGATCCGGCCGGCGCGCTACATCCAGCGGCTGCGGGAATTCCCGAAGAACGGCGGCTCGATCGCCGTCACCCACGGTCTGGTGATGGCGATCGAATCGATCACCTACGCGGGCAGCGACGGCAGCCGGGCCACGCTCGATCCGGCGGCGCTGGTATCGGCAGTGATTGAGCGCGAAATGCTCGTCGAGCCGACGTCTGGCCAGTGGCCGGACTGCACCGCCGGGCTGCGCGGCGTGGAGATCACCTATACCGCGGGCATGTCCCCAGCGGACATGACGGACCGCTACCCGAGCGTCCGGCAGTGGATCCTGATGGCTGCGGCCTGGGCGATCGAGCAGCCGGAACTGTTCGTCCTGTCCAAGGGGCGGCAGGGTTATCAGGAGCTGCCTTCGGATTACCTCGCCGGGCTGCTCGACCCCATCACCCTGCGCACGAGGTTCTGACCGTGGCCCGCGCAGGAAACAGGCGCCATCAAGTGCAGGTACAGCAGCGCAGCACCGGCCGCGATGCGCTTGGGGGCGTCACAGACGAGTGGACGACTCTCTTCGTTACAGCTGTCGGCATCGCCCCGCTCGGCGGACGCGAGGTGCTGGCGGCGCAGGCGATCCACGCCGAGGCTAGCCACAGTATCGAGGCAACCTATCGCAGCGAGTGGGCCGATCCGGTGCGTGCCGCCGGTTTCCGCATCGTCCTCGGTACACGGATTTTTAACGTGCGAAATGTGCAGAACGTCGAACAGCGCAACCGTGAAATCCTGATCATCGCGAGCGAGGGCATGAATGAAGGTTAATTCGATGGTCACCGGCGGCAACGAGCTGAAACTGGCCCTCGCCGCGCTGCCCGCGAACCTGGCGCGCAATGTGCTGCGCACGGCCGTGCGCCGCGGCGCCAACCTGATCGCCGCCAAGGCCCGCGACAACTTCTCGGACGCCGTCGTGGCGCTGGGCGGAGAACGGTCCGACACGCTCAACCCGCACAACCTGTCCGGCGCGCTGCGCGCCTCGATCCGTACCACCGAGCGGCGCGGCACCCCGACCCGGGTCGTCTACAACGTCGTCGCCGGCGAACTGAGCGGGGCCCAACGGTCGAAGTTCGGCATGAACGCTGCGTATTACGCGCTGTGGGTCGAGGCCGGCCACATCAACCGCAAGATGGGCGATGCGCTGCGCGGCGGAACCCGCTACAAGCAACACCAGCGCCAGGTGTCGACCTCGAACACGCCCGCGCACCCGTACATGGCGCCAGCCGCCAGGAGCGAAGCCGATGCCGTGATCGCGACCGTGTCCGAATCGGTCGCCAGCCAGCTGGAGTCGCTGTGAACGGAGCCGTCGCCCTGTATGGCCTGCTGAAACAGGCTTCCGGCCTGGTCGCGCTGGTGGCGGACCGCATCTATCCGGACATCCTGCCGCAGCCGGTGCCCAATGGCACCTGCATCACCTACCAGCGCCTGTCCGGCGGCAGTGCGCGCGGCGCGCTGTCCGACCCGCCGCTCAAGGACGACACGTTCCAGGTGTCGGTGTGGGGCAAGAGCCGGACCGACGTACTGCTGGCCGCCGACGAGGTGCGTGTGGCGCTCGACCGCCAGCGCAAGGTGACGGTGAACGGGGTACAGGTCGATGACTGCTTCTACCGCGGCGCGAGCGATTCGTTCGACGCCGAGGCGCGTACCTACTTCACGCACCTGACCTTCGACATCCACTACCGCGACCCGAAATGAGCACCAAGACCGAACAGATCGTGAACGAGATCGTGCAGGTGCTGGCCAGCGCCGGCATCCGCACGCGCTCGGACACCGACGCGCTGTACTCGTTCGAGGACGCGCCGGCCATCGTGGTCGATGTCGGTCACGAGACCCCACGCCCGGTGACCGGCGCCGGCGGCTACGTCTACTGGGACCTCGCCGTGACGCTGTTCATCGGCGCGGAAGGCGCCACGCCCAAGCTTGCGCCCGAAGCCACGCGCCTGCAGGCGCACCAGGCGCTGTACGCCGACCGCACGCTGGGCGGGCTGGCGGTGGACCTGACCGCCGCCGGCGTGGACCGCCAGATCGACCAGGACAACCCGGCCCTCGGCGTCACCGGGGCCAGCTACCACATCCAGTATCGCCAACTCGAAGGACAGCTATGAACGACCAATACGAAGGCCATGGCGGCAGTTACGTGATCGATGAATCCGGCGCGCGCCGGCTGGTCGAGCGCACGCGCGGCCAGGGCGACCCGGCCCCAAGCGATTCGGCCCAGCCGGAACAGGCAGCACAAGCAGAACCCGCTCCGGCGGGTTCTTTTTCGCCGGTTGCTCCGGCTGAACAATTCCCAACCACGGAGTAACCATGTCCCTTCTCACCCGTAAGCGCGCCATCCTCTCCAAGATCGAAGCGATCTATGGCACTGACCCGGTGCCGACCGGCGGTGCCGATGCACTCCTGATGAGCAACTTCAACGTCTCCCCGATGGAGATGACCGAAGTCGAGCGCCAGAACGTCAAGTCCTACCTCGGCAACAACCCGAGCGTGATCGCCGCCGTCTGGTCGAAGGTCAGCTTCGATGTCGAAATGGCTGGCTCGGGCACTGCCGGCACGCCCCCTGGGTACGACGAACTGCTGCGCGCGTGCGCCTTCTCGGCGACCACGCTGGCCGCTGCTGTCACCGGCACCGCCACGGCAGGCGGCGCCTCGACCATCACGATGGCCGCTGGCTCTTCTGCAGTCGACAATGCCTATGCGGGCATGACGATCTACATCACGGGCGGTACCGGTTCGGGCCAGAGCGCCGTGATCGCCAGCTACGTCGGCGCGACCAAGGTCGCCACCTTGACCAATCCGCTGGCCACGCCTGCCGACGCCACCAGCGTGTACAACCTGCCGATTCAAGTGGCCTATCGGCGCGTGTCGGCCAACTTCGAGTCGGCGGCGCTCTATTGCAGCGTGGACGGCGTGCGCCACATCATGCTGGGCGCGCGCGGCACGGTGTCGGCCAAGACCTCGGCGCTGGGCATTCCCATGTGGACCTTCACCATGACCGGTCTGTATGGTACGCCGACCGATTCCACCATCCCAGCCGTCACGCTGAGCAACTACGCGGCGCCGCTGGCGGTCAACAACGCCAACACCAGCGGCATCAACATCAACGGCTACACCGGCGCCGCGCTGAAGGACTTCAGCTTCGATATCGCCAACCAGGTGAACTTCCGCTCGCTGCCCGGCATTCCTGATTCGGTCATCATCGCCGATGCCAAGCCGGTCGGTTCCGTAACCTTCGAGGCGACCACCGTGGCTGCAAAAGACTGGTGGACGACGATGAGGAACGCCATCCTCGGCCCGTTCTCGTTCACCCATGGCACCGTTGCTGGCAACAAAATCAAAATCGACGCCCCCGCTCAGCAGCTGAGCGCGCCGTCGTATGGCGATGACAACGGCGTGACCACGCTGACCTGCAAGACCAAATACACCCCGGTCAACGGCAACGACGAACTGACCATCTGCTTCATGTAACCCGGCGCAAGCCGACCCGAGCACCGGCCGGCCGCCGTCTCCTTTCGCGGGGAGCGGCGGCTGGCACGGGCATTTCACTCTCCGCGCAAGGAAATCCCATGTTCAAGATCTCATCCGAAGAAAACAAAACCATCATCTGGCCGGTCAAGGTGGAAGTCGCCGCCGACGGCGGCAAGACCCAGAGATTCGAATTCACCGGCGTGTTCAAGCTGCTGAACGACGACCAGCGCGACGCGCTCGAGCAGGCCACCGACACCCCGGCGCTGGCCACCGAAGGCGGCGACGCGGCCGATGCCGCGCCGGCGCTGGCCGGCGCGTGGAAGGACGCGATGATCGATCGCATTCTGTGGACCATGACCGACTGGAAGGGCGTGGTCGGCGACGACGACCAGCCGCTGCCGTTCAGCCGCGACAGCCTGCGCGCGGCCGCGCGCGGCACGCGCGGCGTCTCCGTGCTGCGCGCCATCAATATGGCCATCGGCGAAATCAGCCAGGGCGCGCGCGCAAAAAACTGAAGGATGCCGCCGCGTGGTGGGCGCGCGGCGGCAAGGATGACGGCAAGGCCGCACGGGACGACCTGGCGCTGTGGGGCCTCGCCTCGGAAGAGACGGAGGCTTGGATCGGCGTCGATGCCGATCCCGTGCGGTTCGAGGTGTGGCGCGAGAACTGGCCGATCGTCGAGCTGTTCCTGGCGATGTCCACGCAATGGCTCTGGACCGGCGGCATGGAGCCGCGCCGCTGCGGCCTCAACTACGCCGCCCTGCCGTTCGTGTACGAGGGCCTGCGCGTGCCGCGCCAGCGCCGTGCCGAACTGTTCCAGGGGCTGCAGGTGATGGAGGTGGCGGCGCTGGAGGCCCTGCATGCGAACTAGGTCGCAAAGCAAGGTCAAGTAATTGTCCTGTAGTAATATTGCATCATTCCCACACACCGGAGGATGCAATGAGGCGATTCCTGGCTACCGTTCTGGCCCTTTCCTGCATACCGGCGCTGGCGGCCAAGCCGGCGCAACCTTCGGCTGCTATCGAACAGGCCAAGTACATGGCCAGCGTGCAGGAGATGGTGCGCAACCAGCTGAACGACCCCGAATCGGCGCGTTTTCGCAACGTGTTCGTGGCGCCGGACGGCTTCCTGGTCTGCGGCGAGATCAACGCCAAGAACCGGATGGGCGGCTATGTCGGCTTCCGGCGCTTCATCGCCGTCGGCGAGCATGCTTTTTTTGAGGATGAGAAGGACACCTTTGTCGCCGGCTACTGGCAACGCAAATGTGTCGCCCATCCGCCCGACCCGCCAGTAGCAAACTGAGTTTCCAAGGCCCGCGCAAGCGGGCCTTTCCTTTTCACGAACCCGCCGCGCGCGGGTTTTTTCGTTTCCGAGGTAGTCCGATGAGTGGTGGAGCCGCTACCGTAGGCCGTCTGGTCGTTTCCGTCTCTGGCGACGTCGGCCAGCTGGCGATCGACATGCGCGAGGCGCAGACGATTACCGACCAGTCGACCAAGGCGATCGTCAACTCGCTGCAGGGCATCACGGAAGCCACCTATGCCCGCAACGACGCGGGCAAGCGCATGCTCGCCGCGATGCAGGAGGAGATCAACACCTTCGGCATGAGCTCGGACGAGCTCAAGGTGTACAAGGCGTCGCTGCTCGGCGTGGGCGACCAGGCCGCCGCCCTGATCGAGCGCCTGAACGGCATGCGGGCCGCGCAGTCCGGCTTCACAGACCAGTTGTCGGCGTCCGAAGCGCAGGCCACCCAGCGCATCAAGGAAATGGTCGCCGCCTCGCTGCAGGAAGTGACGGCCATGAACGCCGCTGCCGCCGCCACGCAGGGCGCGGCCGCCGCCCAGGCGCAACTGAACTCGGTGGCGGGCAACTGGGCCGCCACCCAGCGCCTGCAGGCGCAGAACATGGCCGGCGTCGCCGCATCCATGAAAAGCGCGACCGAGGGCACCGCGGCGCTGTCGCTCGAAACCCAGCGCATCCTCGACCGCTACGACCCGCTCGGCACCAAGCTGCGCGCGCTCGAGTCGGAGCTGGCCACCCTGCGCAAGGCGATGGGCGACTCGGTCGACCCGGCCGCAATCAAGGCGTTCCAGGGGCTGGAAGAAGAGATCGTCAAGACCAAGACCCTGATGCAGCAGGCCGGCGTGGACGGCTTCGGCGCGGTGGAAAACGGCGCCAAGAAGAGCGCGTTCGCCACCGCCGGCGCTACCCGCGAACTGATGGTGCTGGGCCACGAGGTCATCTCCGGCAACTTCTCGCGCATCCCGGGCAGCCTGATGGTGCTGGCCGAGCGCATGGGCGGCATCACCGAATTCCTGAACCCGATGTCCATCGGCCTGGTCGCGCTCGGCGTGGCCGGGCTGGGCCTTGCCGGGGCCATGCTCGCGGGCCACGACCAGATGGTCGGCATGAACAACGCGATGCTCGTCACTAGCGAGTACGCCGGCGCTTCGCGCCAGAGCATGCAGATGCTGGCCGAGAGCATGACCCAGACGCACGAGGTGACGATTGGCGTGGCCAACGGGATCGTGCTTGCGCTGACCGCCTCCGGCAAGGTCGGCGCCGACGCCATCGGCCAAGTCGCGCGCTTCACCAGCGACTTCGCCAAGTCGACCGGGCAGGACGTCAAGGAACTGGCGCCCAAGATGATCCAGCTGTTCACCGATCCCCTGAAGGGGGCCGAGGAGCTGAACAGCTCGATGCACTTCCTGACCACCACCCAGATCGAACACATCGCCGCGCTCGAGCGCACCGGGCAGGTGCAGGCGGCCCAGACCGAGCTGGCCAAGGCTGCCGCGGACCACATGCCCAAGCAGGCCCAGAACATCGGCGTCGTCACCCAGGCGGTGCTGGATCAGCGCGACGCTTGGACCAAGCTGTGGCAGGCGATGGTGCAGGCCGGCGCAAAGCGCGACCAGCCGGACCAGCAGGCGCAGGACCTGCGCGACCAGATCTCGGAATACCTGGCACGCGGGCTGACGCGCAAGGATCCGGCCGTCAAGGCGGTTCAGGCGCAACTCGATGCGCTCGAGCCGGCCATCCAGAAGCAGAAAGAGTTGACCAAAGCCGAGCAGGACGCCGCCGCCGCCAACGAGCTGCAGGCCAAGTCGTGGGATGCCGTCAAGGCCAGCTCGACCGCCTACCACGTGCAGGAGCTGCAGGACCGTCTCAAGCTGATCCAGGCGCATAAGTCGGAAGCCGGGCCGGACTTTGCCTCCCAAGAGGCGGCCAAGAGCGATGCGATCCGCAAGACACAGGACGAGATCGACGCCGCCACCCGCTCGATGACCGCCGAGGGCCGCCAGCTGTACGACCAGCAGATGGCCAACCAGGACGCGCTCGCGCAGGTCAAGCTCAAGCAGTCGGCCGACGACGTCGAGACCCTCTACAAGCTCGGCAAGATCAGCAAGGAGGACTTCGACCAGCGCATGCTGATGATCGCCCTGGAGGAAAACCAGGACAAGCAGAACTACGAGCGCGCGATCCTGCGCCGCGCGGACCTGTCCAGCGTCGAGTACAAGGCGCACCAGCAAAAGCTCGCGCTGCTGCAGGCCAAGCACGACGCGATCGAAAGCAAGGGCGTGAACGCGCAATTGGTCGATGAGAAGAAATCGTATGACGACATCTTCAAGGCCGCGCACGATGCTGGTGTCGCCAGCATCGCCAGCCTCGACCAGCAAATTCTCAAGCAGCGCGAGCACAACGCCGAAATTGGCAAGACCAAGGCGCAAATCGAACTGGCAAAGCAGGCCGCCGAGGACATGCAGACGGCACAACTGCAAAGCGATGCCGACTACCTGCGCGACGGCTTGGCCAAATGGAACCTTGACGCACAGTCGATGGCGATCTATCAGATGCGCCTCAACGATCTGGACGAGGAAATCGCAAAGCGCCGGGAAATCTCGGGATTGCTGGGCGACGCTTCCGTGAAAGAGGCGAACGCCAAGGCCGCCGAGGAGGCAGCCAAGTCGTGGAAGCACTCGGCCGACCAGATCGAGCAATCGCTGACCGATGCGCTGCTGCGCGGCTTCGAGGCGGGCAAGGGCTTCGGCCAGAACCTGGTGGATACCCTCAAACACATGTTCGGCACCCTGGTGCTGCGCCCGATCATCCAGGCGGTACTGATGCCCGTCTCCGGCGCGTTTGCGTCGGCGCTCGTGCCCACCGCGGCGCAGGCCGCCGGTACCGCAGCGGCGGCGCCGGGCAGCGCGGCCGGTTTGGTCGGTGCGGCCCAGGTGGCATCCAGCCTGTACAAGGTGATGAGCGGCGGCTTCGCGGGCCTCTCGGACGCGGTCGCCGGTGGTGTCCAGAGTGCGATGAGTGCAGTCGGCTACTACCCAAGCGCGGCATCCGGCTTGGCGACCGCATCTGGCCAGGCGCTCACGCCAATGGCCAGCATGGCTGGCACCGCTGCCGGCTACGGCGCCGGCCTGCTCGGCGGCCACTACATCGGCAACGCGATCTCTGGCGACTACAGTGTGGGCAACCACGGCCAGGCGGTCGTCAACATCGCCTCGGTCGTCGGCGCCATCGTCGGCGGCCCGATCGGCGCGGCCATTGGTGGCGCGATCGGCGGCATCGTCAACCGCGCGTTCGGCCACGGCGCGACCGAAGTACAAAGCCAGGGCTATCGCGGCACGCTGGGCGATACCACGACCGGCGAGTCGTACCAGAAGCTGCACCAGGATGGCGGGTGGTTCACGTCCGACAAGAACTGGACGACCGACACGCCATTTAGCGACACGAAGGTCGCGCAGTTCGCGCAGGGCTTTGATGCGCTGAAGACGACGCTGGGCGGCTTTGCCACGTCGGTGGGCGCGACAGCTGACCTGTTGAGCGGGTACACCAAGACCTTCGACATCGCCACCACTGGGGAAGCGCAGAAGGACCAGCAGGCGGTCACGGATTTCTTCGCCACCCTTGGCGACGAGATGGCCACCAAGCTGGTGCCGAACCTGGCCGACTTCACCAAGTCGGGCGAGAGCGCATCAGCGGCGCTGCAGCGGCTGGCGGGCGACTTCCAGACCACCGACCAGATGGCGCAGCTGCTGGGCAAGACCGCGGCCCAGGTGTTTGGCGACGTGGGCATGGCGTCGGCCGCTGCGCGCGAGCGGCTGGTCGACCTGTCCGGAGGTGCGTCGGTGCTGGCGCAGCAAACTGCCAGCTATGCCCAGGCATTCTTGACCGATGCCCAACGGTTGGTGCCGGTGCAGAAGGCGCTGGATGCGGCGATGGCGAGCTTGGGCCTGTCTTCAGTGCAGACGCGTGCACAGTTCAAGGGCGTGGTCGATTCGCTCGACCTGACCACCGAAGCTGGCGCGCAGGAGTTCACCTCGCTGATGAAGCTGGCCGACGCCTTCGCCCAGGTACACCCGGCGATCGACGCCACCACCGCGGCGCTCGATGCGCAGGCGGCCGCCCAACAGGCGATCAAGGACGCGGCGACGACGGCGCTCGGCAACGTGGATTCGGCCTACTCGGTATTGCAAGCCGTGGTGGCGCGCGAGAAGGCTGCGCTGCAGACCCGCGTCGACGCCGAGACCGCCGCCATCACCAAGCTGCAGTCGCTGTCGCAGGCGCTGCACGGCACCCTCGATGCACTCAAGGGGCCGGACCAGGCCGCGTACGACCGGCTGGCGGCGCAGGGCCAGATCAAGGCGGCGCTGGCGATCGCCAAGGCCGGCGGCCCGCTGCCGCGCGCCGATGCGCTCAAGGGCGCGCTGTCGACGCTGACGCAGGACTCGAGCGGCCAGTTCGCCACCTACGCGGACTACCTGAAGGACTTCTACTCGACCAAGAACGACATCGCGTCGCTGGCCGGCATCACCGACGATTCGCTGTCGGTGGAGCAGAAGTCGCTCGACGCCCTGAACGCGCAGGTCAAGCAGCTGGACAGCGTGCTGGCCGAGGCTCAGTCGCAGATCGATGTACTCAAGGGGCAGTCGACCACGTTGCTGTCGATCGACGATGCGGTGCGCGGGCTGTCGGCCGCGATCCTGGCGGCGCAAGCCAACCCGGTGGTCGCCACCACGTCGGCGGTCAACCAGGCCTACCAGAGCGCGCTGGGGCGTGCGCCGGATGCGGCTGGCCTGCAGTTCTGGCAGGGCCAGGCGGCAGCCGGCACGCCGGTGGATGACATCGTCAAGTCGATCACTGGCTCGCCCGAGGCCACGTTGCGCGGCATGTACCAGACGATGCTGGGGCGGGCCCCGGATGCCGCAGGCCTGAACTTCTGGATGGGCCAGCTGGGCAAGGGCGTTTCGCTGTCGGCTATCGGCAGCGCCATCGCTGGCAGCGGCGAAGCGACGACGCACGCGGGCATCCCGGGCTTTGCCACCGGCGGCGACTTTGGCGGCGGATTGCGCATCGTGGGCGAGAACGGGCCCGAGCTGGAAGCAACCGGCCCGGCGCGCATCTTCAACGCGTCGCAGACCTCGAGCATCCTGTCGCGGCTTTCGAGCCCGTCGGAGGGCAACGCGGCGCTGCTGCAGGAAATCAAGGCGTTGCGTGTCGAAGTGGCGCAACTGCGCGTTGCCAACAGCGCCGAGAACGTCGCCCAGGTCAAGCAGCAGCAGGGCACCAACGCCATGCTGGAGCGCGTGATCTACGGCGGCGACGCGATCCAAACCAAGCCACCAGCGAGCTGATAAACCATGATAATCATTGATCCCGTCGCCCTCGGCGACGTGGCGTGCACGCGCGCGTCCACGGCGACGTACTACGACCGCAATGGCGTTCTGCAGACGGCACCGGCCAATACCCTCAGGGTGACGTACTACCCGAGCGATTTGAGCAAGGCGCCGTATGCGTTGATCGAGGCGGCTGCAACGAACCCGATGCTTTACTCGCAAGATTTTACGAACGCTGCGTGGGTGAAGTTTCAGGTCCTCATTACGCCAAACGCCACCACCGCACCCGATGGCACGAATACCGGCGCGAAAATGGTCGCGAACGGCGCGGCAGAGCAGTCCCTGAAGCAGCAGTTTTCCTACACTGCAGGAGTTCAGGTAACTGCTTCCGTGTATCTCAAGAAGGCGGAGTATGACCTGATGGGCGTCGCCATCTCGTCTACGCTGACGACCATCTCTGGCAACGTCACCTTTGACCTGACGAACAAGACGGCGAACTTCAGCGGCGCAGTTCAAGCGGCCACCATCAGTGATGCGGGCAATGGCTGGTTCCACTGCACCTGGACGTTCACCCCGACCGCCACGGGTACGAACAGTGGCGGGTGGTGGCTTAACCTGGCGCGAACCACCGGCGACGGTGTGTCTGGTGTTTATGTCTGGGGCGCGCAGCTCGAAGTGGGCAGTGTCGCCACGTCCTACATCCCGACAACCGCCGCCGCCGTCACCCGTGCCGCCGACGTCATCGCCGCCGGCGCCGGCCTGGTCTACTCCAACGTCGCCATCACGGAGACGGCCTACAGCGCGACCACGACCTATGCGCAGAACGCCGTGGTGTACGACCCAGCCACGTACCTGACCTACCAGTCGCTCATCGCCGCCAACACCGGCAAGGCGCTGACCGACACCACCTCGTGGACGCCGCTGAAGAAGGTGGTCAACCGATGGTTGATGTTCGACCCGTACAACAACACCCAGACGTCGAACGCGGAAGAGATTCTGGTCGTGGTGTCGCCGCAAGCGATCGCGCAGGGCATCTATTTCGGTAATGTGGACGCCAACGAATCGCGCATCTCATGTGTCGATTTGACCGATGGGTTGGTGTACCAGGAGGTGCAGAACCTCGTGCTATCCAACTCGGGGTCGAGCTTCTACAACTGGTTCTTCAAGCGCATTAAGAAAAAGACCTATGCGGTGACGGTGCAGCTGCCGCCATATGCCAATGCGCTCGTCACCATCGCCATCAAGAAGCCCGGCGGCACCCCGAAATGCGGTGTGTGCGCGATCGGGCCGCTGGTGGACGTGGGGCTGTCGCAGTACGGACTATCGCGCGAGATCAAGGATTACTCCACGGTCAACTTCAACTTCGATGGCACCAGCAACGTGGAACTCCGCAATTTCGCGAAGATCCTGAACATCGACGTCATCGTGCCGAATGACCAGATTGACAGCGTCACCGAGGAGCTGGAGAACAACTACCGTCAGAAGCCGGTGGCATGGATCGGCGCAGCCGGATATGGATGCGCCTGCCTCTTCGGGCCCTACGTCAGTTTCAAAACCGTGATCCCCTATCCGACAGAGTCGGCCGTCAACCTCCAAATTCAAGCGACCGTTTAAATGGCAGCCAACCAAATTACCGTCTTCCTGGACCCGGCAGCAATGCCTAGCCGTCTGGTCCAGGACCAGCAGACTTTCGACAATCTCGTCGCGGCAGTCTTCGCCGCGTTCCCGACGTTCGGCGCTCAGTTCAATGCCGGCATCGCCAACTTCAACGCCGCGGCCGCCGGCAGCGCCTACGCGATTCCGTACACGGTCGACCTGTCCGGCACCACCGACGTCGACCCCGGCAGCGGCAAGCTGCGGTTCGACAATGCGACGCAGAACCTGGCCAGCACGCTGCGCCTGGACTTGCTGAACTCCCTTGGCACCGACTGCACGGCGATGCTCGATACCTTCGATGCCTCCACCAGCTCGGCCAAGGGCGCAATCCGCATCGTCAAGCAGGGCGACGCCACCAAGTTCCTGATGTTCAACGTGACGGCGCGCACCGCACCTTCCGGCTACCGCGACATCAGCGTCACGCCGATGGCGTCCAGCTCGGCCAGCCCGTTCATGGCCGGCGATGCGGTGCTTCTGTTTTTCCAGCGCACGGGGGACAAGGGCGACGCCGGATCGATCACTCCGGTGCTGTGGGTTCGCGACGAGAAGGCGTCGGGCCAGAGTGGCGGCAGTGCTGCTCCCAATACCTTCCTGACGCGCACCCTCAACACGGTGAAGAAGAACTCGATCCCAAGTGGCGCGAGCCTCGCAAGCAACCAGATCACACTGCCCGCCGGGATGTACCGGGTCAGTGCATCCGCGCCGGCATGCCAAGTCGCGTATCACCAGATGTACCTGTACAACGTAACCGCCGGTGCCACGCAAATTGTAGGGAGCTCGGAATACTCCAATGCCGGTGTGACCAACCGGTCTACCATCGTCAATTCTGAGTTCACCATCGCCGCGTCGAATGTTTTTGAAATTCGCCATTTCTCGAATACGGGAACCACACTGACCGGTTTTGGGCAGGCGGCCAGCAGTGGCCAAGGCGAGGTTTTTACTGAAGTGTTTATCGAGAAGGTGTCGTGATGGAGATCGTAGAACAGCAATTGGTTGGGTATGTCACCTTTCTGCCCGATGGCTCATTGGACGGCGCGTACCTGCAAGTCCCGCCTGCCGATCATGTTGACCGCATGATCGTGGTGGACGAGAGCACGCGCGCGAGTTGGGTGCTTTACCGCGCCAACGCCACCCGCGACGGGCTCGAGTTGGTGCCGCCGCCCCCTCCGTCAATGCCAACACAAGATGCGTATGTGAACGCCATCCAGGAGATGCTCGACACGAAAGCCACCGAGCGCAAGTACTTCGGCATCATCTCGGCCTGCACCTACGGCGATTCCACCAACGCGACCTTCAAGGCAGAGGCGCAGGCCTGCATCGCCTGGCGCGACGCGGTCTGGGCCAAGGCCTACGACGTGCTGGCGCAGGTGCAGGCCGGCACGCTCGCACAGCCGACGGTCGCCGACCTGTTGGCGATGCTGCCGACCATGACCTGGCCGACCTGATCCGGGACCGGACCGATGCCGGCCGCCGCAATGCCCGGCCAACGAGCAGCTGATCAGCGAGTTGCCCGCCCTTGGCATTGAACCGGATCCGGCTGTCCAGGCCGCATAGATCGCCACCGCGCTCGCGCATTCCCCCCGTTACCAGGAAACCCGCTTCGGCGGGTTTTTTGTTGCTTGAAAGGACGAGATGAATCCATCAACACCCCCGGGCGGCCAGCCGCTCACCGATAGCGATGTCGCAGCCTTGCTCACCTGGCTGTGGGTGGTCGGCATGTCGCTGCTCGGCGGCCTGGTCAGTTTCATGCGCAAGGTGCGGGCCGGGCACGCCCGCGCCTGGAACTTCACCGAATTCATTGGCGAGATCGCGACCGCAGCGCTGGTCGGGATCATCACCTTCAACCTCTGCCGCTGGCTGTCCTATCCGCCACCGCTCTCGGCCGCAATGGTCGGTATCGCCTCGCACATGGGGAGCCGCGCGTTGTTCAAGCTCGAGCGGATCTTCGATGCCAAGTTCCCAACCGTAAAGGAGCCACCCAGTGACACCAACTGAATTTCTCGACCAACTGCTGCCGGCCGCGCGCGCGAGCCAGCAGAAGGCCGGCATCCCGGCCAGCTTCACGCTCGCGCAGGCGGCGCTCGAATCGGCGTGGGGCACGCGCGCGGTCGGCTGCAACCTGTTCGGCGTGAAGGCCGACAAGAGCTGGGCCGGGCCAGTCACGCTGGTGCCCACGCACGAGGTCATCAACGGCCAGCGCGTCGCCCTGACGGACAAATTCCGGGGCTACGCGAGCTGGGACGAATGCCTGGCCGACCACGTGCGCTTCTTCCAGCAGAACCGGCACTACGCGGCCTGCTTCCACGAGGTGACTGGCGAAGGCTGGGCGCGCGCCGTGGCCGCCGCCGGCTACGCGACCGATCCGGACTACGCCAGCAAGATCATCAGCGTGATCCGCGCTCACAACCTGGGCCGCTTCGATGCCGTGCAGGTGACCGCATGAAAGCGCTCCTCGCCCTGCTTGTCCTGTTGGCCGCGCCCGCGTTCGCGCGGGACTTGCCCGATGCCATTGCCACGCCCGGCGCCGTCAATGCACAAGTCACGCAGGCCAACATCCGGCAGACGATCTGCGTGCCCGGCTGGACGAAAACCATCCGCCCGCCGGCCAGCTACACCAACAAGCTGAAAGCGGCGCAGCTGGCTTCCGGCGCCTACGCCAGCCCGCAGGCGCCGCACACGTTCGAAGAAGACCACCTGGTCAGCCTGGAGATCGGTGGCCACCCGACCGACCCGCAAAACCTCTGGCCGCAGCACTGGGACGCCCCATACGGTGCGCACCAGAAGGACCAGCTTGAAAACTACCTGCACCGGGCGGTGTGCGCGGGAACGCTCACGCTGGCCGCGGCGCAGGCGGCGGTCGTCGCCGACTGGACGGCGGCCTACGACCGCTACATCAAGACCGCAGTACAACCCAAAGGAGGGAAGAAGTGAAATCGGATACCTACGTCAAGCTGCTCATCGGCGCGGCGCTGTTTGCCACCTGGGTGGCGCTCGTGGTGTGCAAGGTGCCCGGCACCGAGGACATCGTCAACACCATCAAGCTGTCGCTGGCCGGCCTCGGCGTCTACCACCTCGGCACCCGCCCGGCCGCCACCGCGGCCGCGCACAAGGAGGGCGGGTTCGCGCGCCCGAAACTGCTGGTCGCGCTCGGTTCGCTCGCGCTCGCGGTGTCGGCCTGCCAGTCCGTCACCGGCCCAAACGCAACCACCCAGAGCGCGCAGGTCGTCTACACGCAGGCCTGCTCCGCCTATGGCGCGGCGTTCGGCGTCGCGCTGCAGATGCGCATGGCGGGCAAGTTGAACCGCGCCCAGATCGACCAGGTGACGCTGCTCGACAGCCAGGTCACGCCGGTTTGCACCGGCCCGCTGCCGGCCGACCCGGCTGCAGCTACCCAGCAGATCACGGCGGCCGTGACGACGCTGACGATCCTCGAAGCCACCCACCAAGGACAGTGAAGATGAGCGACACCACGCAAACCGTCGCCCAGACCGCGCTGGCCACCGCGCTCAATCTCGCGCCGACCCTGGCTGCTGCGGACCCGAAGGTGGCCGCGATCGTCGCCCTGGCCCCGCTCGCGGTGGAGCTGCTGCAAAGTGCCACCAAGGCCCAACAGGCAGGCATCCTACCGCCGGAACAACTGGCCGCGCTGTTCGCCAGCATCGGGCAGGGCATCCAGTCCACGCACCAGCAATGGGCGTCAATGAACGCGGCCGATGCCGCCTCGGCGAAATGAGCGCGCAATTCCTCGGCCGCTTCCTGGTCGAGCTGCTGAAAGACGACAAGGCGGGGCTGTGGCGGCATCACGAGCCGTTCGGGTTCCGCTCCAGTGTGGCCGGCATCGACATCTGGGTCCCGGCCGGCCACACCACCGATTTTTGCAGCGTGCCGCGCGTGCCGCTCGCGTACGAGCTGCTCGGCAACCGCGCGCGCATGGCCGGTTCGATCCACGACTGGCTGTACACCTCCAAAATCCTGAGTCGCGAGATCGCGGACCGGGTGCTGCGCGAGATGCTGGTGCTCGACGGGGTCAGCGAGTTCGAAGCCGAAGAGTTCCACCTGGCCGTGCGGGCGTTCGGCGGCTCGCATTGGGAGCCGGAGCAATCGGCAGGCGATCAGGCGACCGCCGCCGCGCTGGCCAGTCCGCAGGCGGCGTAGCGATGAAAAAGCCGCTCGATCAGCAGGCCTGCGCGACCTGCCGCTGCTGGGTAGCTGAACCCGGCGCTGCCGCTGCTGTTCGCGTCCCAGTTCCCGCAGATCTGGGGCGCGACCAGCCACCGCTACGCACACACGGGGCATCGCCATCATGTCGAGGAAAAGGAGCATAGCGGCATGTCGGTCCTGCAGCATTCCAACCTGCCGCCGCGCGATGCCCACGCCGCGCGCGGCGGCTGGATGAGCGAGCGCCAGTGCACGGCGATCACCTACCACTGCGAGTTCGGCCAGGTGTGTCGCAATACGGTCACGCCAGAGATGCTTGGGGCGGCCTGATGTATCGTGCGGGCCTTCCCACCATGAACGCGTGCAATAGAATGACACCATGACCACTTCTCCCGATCCGCTCGAACCGAAAGACTCCAACCCGAAGGACAGCATCGGCGCGAGCAAGATCCCGATGCACCTGTGGCCGGAAGAGGCCACCGCGCTCGGCGCAGTCGGCTTGCTGGACGGCGCATGCAAATATGGCCGCGGCAACTTCGTCGCGACCGAGGTGCGCGCCAGCATCTACTACGACGCGGCCAAGCGCCACCTGAACGCGTGGTTCTCAGGCGAAGATGCGGATCCGGACAGCGGCCTGCCGCACCTCGGGCACGCGCTGGCCTGCCTGGCGATCCTCGTCAAGGCGGGCTATGCCGGCACGCTCAAGGACGACCGCGACTACCCGGCCGGGTACCGGCGCGCGATCACCGAGCTGACGCCGCACGTGGCCCGGCTGCAGGCGCTGCACGCCGACAAGGCGCCGAAGCACTATACGATCGCGGACCGGCCGGTCCCGGTCGAGGTTGAAGGCAGCGCATGAAGGTGCGCCAGTGCAGCTGCGGCGGCGCGCCGAAGCTGACCGGTGGCCGCTATGCGGGCCTGCCGTTCGTGCGGCTGGCGTGCGCCTGCGGTCGCCAAGGCGCGCGCATCATCTGCCACGACCGCGCGCGGGTGGCGAGCGCCACACAGGCGGCGGTCGACGGCTGGAACGTGGGGCATTAGGCCAGCGGCCAGAACCACACCTCGCGGCAATCCCAGTAGCACGACAGGCTGCACTGGTAAAGTGGCCAGTCCGACACGGATGCCAGGTCGATGTGGCCCTGGTTGGTGCCGTGCAGCGAGAAGAACGCGACGATGCCGCGCCGCCAGCCGATCGTGTTGTGGGCATCGGGGCCGTTCTTATACCGCTCCGGCTTCCCGATTTCATGGACCAGGAACTCGGCCAGCGTGTGCTGGCTTGGCTCGAGCTGCTCGCCCTTGAGCGGGCCGGTGTTCATTCGCAGCCGCGCCGGGGCTGTCCTGATCTTGACGCCCGCCCAGACCAGCGCCACGCTCATCCTTACCGCGCAGGTGTTGCCCCATGCCGGGTCGAGCGCCAACTCGGGGTGCCCGATCGCGTCGTAGACCTGCGGCGGCAAGTACCCGCGCCCCATGTGGTGCGTCTGGAGGAGTGTGAAGGACGGCTTCATCGGCTGCCCCCGCATGGCCATTTGCTGGCCCATATCTGCGCTATCAGGTCGGCCGCATTGCGCTTGAGCTGGTCGGCCGGCATCTTGCGCAGCTCCCAGATGATTTGGCCGTGCAGGGTGTCGGGGTGGGGCTGGTATTTCTGGCTGTAGCACCACGCCTTGCCTTCGGAGGCATCGTGCACGCCGTCCATGTAAAGATCGGCCTGCATTGCATTCGACTCTTTCTGGAGTTCGACGATTTCTTCCCGCGACCACTTGCCGTGGCCCGCCTGGATGGCCGCGGGGGCATCGTATAGTTGCAGCAGCCGTTCCCCCGTCATCCACGGAGAATCCTTGACCGGCTGCGCGGAGCAGGGGAGCGCGACCGCCAGCGCGATCAGCAGCAGCGCGCGCATCACGCCACCTGGTTGGTTGACAGATTCCACCCGCCCGCGGTGTTGCCGCCGGCGCCGCCCACGATCTTCTGCTGGGTGTACTTCCACTTCACTTTCGAGAACTTCAGGCCGATGCTGTCATTCATCCCGCCCGCCGCGACGCCCTGCGCCACGTGGCCGATCAGGACGTTCTCGAGCTCGACCTCGTAATACTTGACCCGGGTGCCGCTGCCATCGGCGCGGAAGAATTCAAACTTGGCCTTGGGGATCGTCTTGCCCATCGCGCAGTGTTGCGCCAGCAGGGGCGAGGCCAGGTCGCAGATCTTGTGGAAGGTAACGTCCGACAGCTCGGCGCGCTCGGCGGTGTGGCCGCCGGCCGTAGATGCCGTCGCGCTCTTCGGTTGCCGGATCGTCCAGTTGACCGACTCGCACTCGATCCAGCCCTGGTGCGTACTGTCCGCCGACTCGCCCTTGATGTCGCCCAGCTGCAGGTATGCGTCGATTGCCATGTTGCCTCCGTGGTTGATGTCTGACCATTCTCGCGGAGTTGGGTTTACGACAACTTGGCGTGGCTCAACCGACCTGCCGGGCCGCATCAACGCCGCGCCGGTCGGCCCCGCTACACTGGGCCGCATGGAAGCCACCGTCAAATTGCTGCGCACACAGGGGCGGCGCAAGCCGCAGGACGCCGTCAACGCCGAGCCGGGCACGCGCGGCACCGTGGTGCTGGCCGAGGGCGGCAACCAGCTCAGGCTGGCCAGCGCGGACGGCGCGCGCGTCGAGCCGCTGCTGCCGGTGCTGCACGAGGCGCGGCTGGTCATGCTGCACAACGGAACCATGCTGTTTCGCGGCGTCGAGCGCGGCGCCGACGGCACCGAGTACGTGCAGGAATGGTCGGCCCGGGTGCGGCTGGCCAGCCGCCAGGGTGAACTGTTCGTTGCCGAAGACGGGCCGGGGTAACGCCGAGGCAACCAACTTCAAGCGTGGTGAAATGTGGCCGCTGGACGGCGCCGGGAGCGCGAGACTTAGCGCGTCGTCGCTACATCGAATTAGACACTGTCTAATATACAGTGCTGTGGATACGTACAGTGCGCGCTGTAAGTGTTTGATTTGATTGGTCGGGGCGAGAGGATTCGAACCTCCGACCACCTGCACCCCATGCAGGTACGCTACCAGGCTGCGCTACGCCCCGACTGGGCAGCGATTATACCAGAGACAGAAAATTTCTTGGGTTTTTGTC